GCGGAGCGCTCAAGAGCACGAATGCGGTGATTTACGGCTTGCCGCTCCGATGCGCCTAAGCTTCTCTACCGCTTCGCAGCTGGACACGCTTTAGGCGTGTTTGGCGGCGCGTGTGAAAAGCGCTTCGCTGGTAAGTGTCTGAACGGCTATGCGCGACTAGGGAAAGATCGTGGCTGAAAGCTTCTTTCGGACCGACCTGTCGCATGGGCGGGATTTCGCCTCACTTTGGGCGTTTTCGAGGCCCTTTGTGCGCATCGGGCGCATCGCTTGCCGTCAACACCGATGCGCACCTTGGACATGTCATTGTGTCTGACACGTGGGCTGCACCCTCTCCAATTTCGATCGTTTTCGCACATGCTCCGCATCTTGCGAGCCAGACTAGTTGACTTTCGCCAGCGGCGTGATCGAACCCATAAATCACGTAGCTTGACAGCGCTGGCGCGAGTGTCTCCAATTTCGACTTGACGCGCAGCGAATGGCTCGAATCAGGCTCTTTTCGGCGCTGAAAGTACGATCGTAGTCTGTCTAGCTTCATCGGTGCGCAACGAATCCGGAGCGGGTCAAGTCGATTTTTGGCGTTTTGAGTTCATTTTCGAGCGGCGTGGCAAACCGGTTACGCTCACCTTCATGCCAGGCGCAACGGACACCATAAACGACTTCATCATGTCGATCGAGTCCAGTATGCGACACTTGGGGCACATGCGCCTGCCATCGGCAAGCGTCTCCAATTCGAGCGGATTGCTCACTTCGCGCTTGCACCGCGCGCAATGAGTTTCGGCCACGCACCTGTCGCATGTCGAAACCCAAATGTCGCCATGTCCGAAAGTCGTCAACGCGCCGCTGCAGCGCTCACACTTGAGCTCCAATGCCGGAGGTTTGGGCTCGACTGTAGGCGCATTCGAAAGCAGCGCGCGGAGATCTTCCAACTTCATCGCGCGCACATCACCAATACGCCGCACACGCCGCACACGTCGACGGAATGTAGGCTTTAGGGTCGACGTCGAAAATCACGCCACACTTGACACACTGCACCTCGCCGCTGGCGATCGGTGCGCGCTCCGCTGGCTTCGCACTCGGCTTGTCCGATCGGGCCGCTGGCGCGCGCGTAGCGCGCCTGAGATCGCGTTCTGACATCTGAACCGCTGTCGATCGACAACGCGTGTGCATCGGAGCGATCGCACTCTGCCACCATGGGATCGCCCGTAGGCGCTCGCCAGCGCCCCGATCGGCGCGCGCCCCTGCATCGGCCTCGGTTTCGGACGATCGGGCCGCTCGCAGCCACTCACGCAGCTCTGAAAGCTTCATTCGGGCGAAAGCATCTTTCGCGCGCGCGCACCCGTCAACAAAAAAGGTGAGCGCGCTGTCGCCAGCGGCCCACCTCGTCTCAGACGCCCTACAGCCGGCGCTCAGTCTGCCAAGAAACCCGATTCGCCACGATCGGCGCCATCGCCATGATCTCGCCCACACTGGCACTCAACACCGGCGCCCTGACACGACTGCTCCAACTCACGCAAGAGCGCCGGGCCCTGTTCCGTGCAGAAACCATTCGAGAACTCGACCAACCATGTGCGGCCGCCGTCCTTGCTGCGCAAGACAACGCCCTTGCCATAGCGCCGACTTGCAACCATTGAACCGATTCCGATCGTCATCTTCGTTTACTCCGATGTGCGTTGCTGACAACACACAGACTAGCGCGCTTTCGTTTCAACGCAACAACTTTTGTGAAGTATCTTCGAACCGCCCGAAAGGCCCTCACAAATTGCGAGCGGCGCCAAGGGGCGCCGCATCCATCCATCCTGCCTTCGAGCTCACTTCGCAGCGGCCGCCGCCTTGACGGCTTCCGGCACATCTGACTCAGCCAACGAGCGCCAAAGCGACATGCATGTGCTGGGAACGGTATCGTTCTTGGCGCGCAACTTGCGACGCGATCCGAGCTCGACGAACACACACACGCCCTTGCGGCTGTTATTCTTGCACATGCCGCGCACCTCAAAGTAGCTCACATCGCCGTTGCTGAAGGTCTGCTTGATCCAAGTGTTCGCGGTCATCTTCGTTTCGCTCCGTTGTTCCGTGCCGACAACACACAGACTAGCGCGCTTTCGTTTCAACGCAACAACTTTTTCGCCGATTCCTCGCAAGTGTCCGGAGCCGTTGCGTAAAAGCCGCGTGCGATCGCGACCATGACGCCAAGTCCGATCAAGCTCGCGTACGGGGCATCCATTCGGATCCAGTAGTCGAGCGCGAGCAAGCACGCAACGCCAATGCCGATCGCCACACGAGGCGAGCCCACACGCAACACGATTTGCCGCCGCTGATTCATCTTCGATCCCTCTCACAAATTGCGAGCGGCGCCACGTGGGCGCCGCTGTTCCACTCTCAGGCCATCGCTTGCAGCTGCGACACGACAGATGCCACGTCCTTGCCAACGACGTACCAATCGGCCTCTCCGATGTCGCGCGTCGGCTCAGCGTCGCCAGCGACCAGCTCACCTTGCTCACAATCGTCGCCGTAGGCCGGGATGTGTACGCCGATCGTGCTCGTGTCGCCATGCAGGCTCGCGAACGCTTGTGTGAGCACGGTCGCGAGCTCAGCGGCAAAGTCCACAGTGGCGTCGAATCGGATTGTCTTGGCGGTCATCTTCGTTTGCTCCGTTTGCGTTGCGTTGCGTTGCTGACAACACACAGACTAGCGCGCTTTCGTTTCAACGCAACAACTTTTTCGCCGATTCTTTTGGCACGATTCTCAGGCGTTGCGCGCAGCGGAGCGGGACGCGCGCGTAGCTAAGCTATCTGCGCACTCCCAGATCGGCGCATGCGCGCTGCAGCGCGATCCCCCGTTTGGGGGCGCGTTGCGCGCGCTCGCCTCAGAAATCAGATCGACCAGCGGGCCGCATCGTAGTCCGGCAGGTGCTTTGCGAGCTGCACCGCGCACGCTGCTAGCAGGCGCTGGATATCCTTCGCCGCGCGGCTTTTCGCCCATCCAGCATGCTCGCAAGCCTGGTACGTGTAGCAAGTCGCGAGCTTGATCAGCTCTAGCGGCGTAGCGTCGATTTCAGCATCCGTCAGTTCTTCATCGCACACCGACTGCAACGAGGCGGGCTTAGAAGACGCTTCGGGCGCTTTCGGGTAGAGCGCCGCAATGCTGCGGCAATTCTCAGCGTGAAGCCGCTTGTAGATGGCTTTCGCCGTTGTCGGCTCGCCGTCCATTCGCGCGCATGCCAGAGCGAGCGTTGCGAGGTGTCGGTCTGAACAGAGAAATGAGCTCATGATGTTTGATCCCCGGTTTCGGCGTCAGGCTTGTTTCGCTCCCGACAACACACAGACTAGCAGCGTTTTGCTTCAACGCTACAACTTTTTTGACTATCGTCTAGGCGAGCGCGAACACTCACCAATTGCGAGCGGCGCCATCATGAGGCGCCGCTGCTTTCGGTCTGCTCGCTTTGGTGTCGGTTCAGACCGATACGCCGCACAGGCCACGTACCACGTTGTTGCCAGCGTAGCGGCGCTGTATGACAACTTCGCCCTCGTCGTCCATGCGGGTCCAGTTCAGGACCTCGTCACCAAAGTCGGCCGCTGCGAACGATACAGCCACACGCGCAACTTCGTCGAAAGCTTCTTTGCTGTCGGCTGCGATGCGCGCTTGCGCGTAGGGTGAGAGACTGATGCCCTTGACCGGTACAAACTTCACGGTGCGATCCGTGGTTTCGAGAGTGACGTTGTAAGTGACGCTGTCCGAGAGAAGCTTGATGCTGATTTTGAGGTCGCCGGTGTATCGTGTTGCCATCTGAGTTGCTCCGTTGTTTGCCGCTGACACCTAGAACTTAGCGCGCGTTCGCTTCAACGCAACAACTTTTCGGCAACTATCTCATAAGCGCGCGGAGCCGCTCGACTTTTTAGGCATGGTGCGCGAGCCTCGCACACGTGTGTGCAAAAGTCGCTTTTTCGAGGCCGTTTGCGGCGCGCCAGCGCCTCGCCAGCGGGTTTTGACCGGGCTGGGTCCTCGCGTAGCGCCTAGCCCCGTGCGAGGCTTGTAGGGCCGCCGTGGATGCCTTACCAGCCATTTTGCAAACGTTTGGAGGCGCTGGCGCAATCCTGATCGTTGCAGGGTACGCGCTACGCCGCATGCACGATCAACTCACCGCGACACAGGAAAAGCGCGTAGCCGATGCGCAAGCATTCGCCGCCAAGTTGCTCGAAACCATCGACGCGCAACACAGGCGCGACGAGATGATCGCCAAGGCGTTAGACGGAAACGCCGATGCGATTCAAGAGGTTAGGATCTATTTGCAGGCGCAACGCGATGCGCAGCGCGATGCCGATCGGTATCCCGTCATGCCAGCCGTAAACGTCAACCCTGGTAGGCGCACCCGTGGCTAGCCGCTATCCGCCCACACCCGATGCGATCAAGCGCAAGCTGGACAGTTTGCGGCCGCCCGGCGCATCGGAGCGACCTAGCGCACCTGTCGTGCTCGAACAGGATGAAGTCACCGGTGTGATCAATCTCGCGCTCGAACGCATCGCAGTGGCGAACGCGTCAACCGCGGTTGAAGTTGCAGCGCGCAGGCTCATGCGCGAATCATGCGCGACTCAAGAGATCATGCGCTCGCTCTCGCCGCCCCCATCGCCAGCGGCGCCCGCTGAGGCAGCTGCAGCCACTACCCCGGCCGATCCGAGTGCGGACGGGGCTTAGGCCTCGCTCAGATCTCGCGACCGCCAGCGGCCTGCAAAGTGATTTGCCAACGGTCCTGACTCGTGACCACGAATGCACCGCGCTCGCTCGCGTTCGGCAGGTACGCGCCTGACGTTTTTTCCGACTGTGCGACCATGGAATGCAGCCAACGAAAGCCGGCCGCTGTCTCACACTCGACCGAAACCGCTCGCACGCGCATCTTGTCGCCACAGATGCGACAGCGCGGAAGCTTGCGACCGGTAGGCGCTGGCACTTCGTTCGAGGCATTGTGGGGTGCGCAGAGAAAGCACAGGTCTCGCATCTTCGTTGGCTCCGTTTGCGTTGCGTTGCTCACAACACACAGAATAGCGCGGCTTCGCTTCAACGCTACAAGTTTTTTGTGATTCTTTTGGCACGATTCTCCGCGCGCCAGCGGCGCGGAGCGGGACGCGCGCGTAGCTAAGCTATCTGCGCACTCCCAGATCGGCGCTTGCGCGCTGCAGCGCGATCCCCCGTTTGGGGGCGCGTTGCGCGCGCAAGGGGAACCGCGTTACATGCGAGGCCCAAAACGTCTTTCGCGATCGGCCTCGAACTGTTCGCGCGTGTAGGGCAACACAGTCAGAGCGCGCTTATAGCGATCGTTCGACGACACCAGCGTGATTTTCATTCCCTTTTTGGTGCGTTCGACTGTAGGCGTAAGCGTGAAATAGCCTTGCGCCCAACCAAAGTGCGAGAACTCCATCGGTGTGCCGAAGCTACCGTCTGACTTGGCTTCCAAGACCACACCGCGCTTCATCTCCGACCACCATGGCCCGTGCTTCATGTGGACGAGAAAGAGAGTTCCGTTTGCGATGCCGGGTTTTTGTTCGTCGCTCATACCTAGACTCTAGCAGCGATTCGCTTCAACGCTACGACTTTTTCGCCATTGCGCGCGCTTTTTCGATCAACACGTCTAACACTGCGATATCGCGCGCAAGTTGCCTGCGTTGCGCGCGAATACGCTTGCGCAGTGCGCGTAGCGATGGCACACGCGCATACTTCGCCGCCCAGTCTGTGCACACCGGGCATGCGCGCTCAGTGTGCCGCTCACACGCGGGAAAGCTTGGCATCACTCCGCGTCCCGATCGGGCTGGTAGGTGTTGACCGACATGCCGAGGCCACTGCGGAACTCTGCCCATTGTGGGACAATCACGACAAGGCGAGCGTCATGTGCGTCACGTGGCTCGTGACACTCACCGCCGCTCGCCAGTTCGAGCTTGAATGCGGCATACGCGCGCGCAGTGGGCACATAACCGTCTACGCGGTTGTTGTAGTTGTAGTGGGCTTCGATGAAGCCGCGATCGCACAAAGTCTGCATCGCACGATGTGCGACGTTTTCGGCCGGGGTGGCACCCATGTCGCCACACACGTTCTGAAAGATGCTTTGGAGTTCCAGGAACACATCGCCCGTGAGCGTGCCCATGTTGAAGCATTCGACGACGATGGCAGAGAGCGCGGTGTAGGACTTCATGATTTCGTTTCTCCCGATTCGATTCGTTGCTGACAACTAGAATCTAGCAGCCGTTCGCTTCAACGCAAGAAGTTTTTTCGCGCTACCATCGAAGTGTGCGAGATCGCTCGCAATCCGTGATACATCGGGCGCGCAGCGTGGATCCCTCTGGGATCCGTCACTCGCGCAAGCGCCTGCAATCACTTGCTGTTCTGTGATTCGAGGCGAGCAAGCACCGTAGCAGCCACGGGGCTCGGCTTACCGCGAATCGCAGACATCGCAACGCGCGTTCCGAGAACTTCCAACACTCGCGCCATCGGCCAAGCGCCGGGCATGCTGTTTCGGTTCGTGCGGCTGATTGCTACGTTCGACATGTTCAGAGAATAGCGCCGATTCGCTTCAACGCAACAACTTTTTGGCTGAGTTTGTCGCTCTGAGTTGGCACGATTCTCCGCGCGCCAGCGCTCGGATCGCGGTGCGCGCGTAGCTAAGCTATCTGCGCACTCCCAGATCGGTGCTAGCGCGCTGCAGCGCGATCGGCGCCGCTGGGCGCCGCTGGGCGCTGACTCGGCGCTGGCGCTGGGCGCTGACTCGGCGCTGGCGCTGGGCGCTGACTCGGCGCTGGCGCTGGGCGCTGACTCGGCGCTGGCCGATCGGCGCCGCTGGGCGCCGCTGGGCGCTGACTCGGCGCTGGCGCTGGGCGCTGACTCGGCGCTGGCCGATCGGCGCCGCTGGGCGCCGCTGGGCGCTGACTCGGCGCTGGCCGATCGGCGCCGCTGGGCGCCGCTGGGCGCCCCAGAAACGCAAAACGGGCCCTTGCAGGGGCCCGTGGTTTCTTGCTCGGATTTTCGAGGCGCTTTCAGTGCGCGTATTGCGCATACACGCGCACCGTGCTGTGCACTTTCGAGCCAGCGCGCACCGTGTATTCGCTATAGCTACCGTGGCGATCTTCGCCTTGCCGCCAAGCTTCAGCCCAGTAAGCCGTATGCAGCGCGCTAGCGTGCGCATCGGCCGCCTTTTCGGAGGTCTCAGCGTTGCGCTCAGTGATGCGCAGCGGACCGAAACCGATTGAGACACAGGTGTATTTCGTCATCTTCGTTGCCCCGTTGTTTGTTGCGTTGCTCACAACGCACAGAATAGCGCGGTTTCGTTTCAACGCAACAACTTTTTCGCCGAACATGCTAGGCGCTCGCAATCATTCGCGAAAGCGCCTTTCCGATCCGGGCGGTTTCAGTTCCCTTTGAGCTCACGACCGATCGCGATGATCTCCGATTGCATCGCGCGCGGTAGGCGCGCGAGCAACTTGCGCGCGTAGTCCCGATCCTGCATCGCGAGCATGTGTCCGGCAGCGCGCTTGCACATGTGCGTAACCCAGGTCGGATTGTTCACACCTTCCTGTGCGGCTTCATCAAGCGCACCGATCGTATAGCTCGCATTCATGCGCGCGGTTTGGCGAGCGGTGTAGCTCTGACCTTCAACCCAGCCAGCGCCCATGCATGCGAAACACTTGCCGTTATCGATGTGGCCCCAGAAAAAGAGGTTTCCCTTGCCGTCGCACTTGCCACACGCGTACTTGGTTTTGCCGTTGCCCATGACTAGAGAATAGCAGCGCCCCGCTTCAACGCAAGAACTTTTTTCTGACTAGTTGGAGGCGCGCGCCTGAAAGAACTGTGTGAAGCAGTCCATTTTTCCGTACCATGTGGCCAAGTCGTTGATCGCTGCAGCCGATTCGTCTGCATCGCACTTCAACCACACCTCGTGTAGGACTTTCGGATCTGCCTTCGATGGGCGCAAGCTCGAAAGATGCCACACGGTGGTCTTGCCGCGCTTAGTTTGCGTGAGCGCGTATGTCTGTCCGTTCGAGGCGTAGCGAAAGCGCTGATGCAGGTGCGCGCGAAACGTCTTTGTGCAAATCAAGGTCATCTGAAATCTCCGGCTAGGTGGGTGTGGTTCGAGTTCAGCGAGTGGCGAAGTTGTAGCGACTTGTTTCCGCGTGATCCGCGTTGCCCGAATCGTAACCGCGCGCACTAAGCTCGGCTGCTTTGCTCACAAGTGCGGCGTGCAGATTGGCTTCGCTGTGTGTCCAGCGGATCCATGTCCAGCCAGTGGCGTCAAACCAGAATGCAGCGCGCGTCGTGTAAGTGATAACCATGATTTCTGCTCCAACGTTGAAAGTCGTTTTCGGTGCCATCGGAGCGAGGCCGCATGCATATGGCGCCTGTGCGGCCCGCCGCTGCCTCTGCCTCGCTCCCGACAACACACAGACTAGCAGCGTTTCGCTTCAACGCTACAACTTTTTAGCGCTAACTTGTAGCGCAGCGAAACTACTCACGAAAGCGTCTTTCTGCCGGTGCTCGCGTAACCCGAATCGTGCACCGATTCGGGCGCGCCAACACATCAGAACACCGTGTGGCTGAACGGCTTCGCACTGTTGGCAGTGCCAACGCGGAAAGCCTCGAACTTGGCGTCAACCGCATACACGTTGCCGTTGTCGCGCGACTCAACCACACCGTAGGTCCCGGACAGCTTGAGCTTGCTCGCGAGGCGAGCGGCCGCCGTTGCGTGATTCTGTCCCACACTGAGCTCGTATTGATACGACATGCTCAGTTGCTTGCCGCCGCACTTCGCTACGATGCGCGAACCGGTGGTGTCTGTCGGGCCCTGGTACTTCGTGGTGATTTTCGTGGTCATCTTCGTTTCGCTCCGTTGTTCCGTGCTGACAACACACAGATTAGCGCGCTTTCGTTTCAACGCAACAACTTTTTCGCCGATTCTTTTGGCACGATTCTCAGGCGCTACGCGCAGCGGATCGCGGTGCGCGCGTAGCTAAGCTATCTGCGCACTCCCAGATCGGCGCATGCGCGCTGCAGCGCGATCCCCCCGTTTGGGGGCGCGTTGCGCGCGCTTACACCCGTCGCACATCAGATGTGCGCGTCGTTGACTGCCGCCTTGGCGCGCACAAAGTCAGGATGCAGGATCCCGATGCTGTACTTGAGCGAGCGCACACACCACCCGCGCGCAAGGTCCTCTTTCCCCGCTGCTAACAGCCGCTCAGCATCTGCGATGCAGCTGAGCGCTGATGACGCCATCGTAGCGCCGTTGTTCGAATAGGAGCGAGCGAGTGAGAGCAAGTCTGACGTGAGCATCATGGTTCTCCGAGTGTAGGCTGAAAGTCGTTTTCGGTGCCATCGGAGCGAGGCCGCATGCATATGGCGCCTGTGCGGCCCGCCGCTGCCTCTGCTTCGCTCCCTGACAACACACAGACTAGCAGCGTTTCGCTTCAACGCTACAACTTTTTAGCGCGCACATGCAGGATCAAAAATCGAACCGGCTAACTTGCGGAATTTGAACGAATCCGCGTCAAGTTCGGTCATCTGGCTTGCGATGTCAGCATGTGGGTTCATCACTGCGGGCCCGTCCGATTCCGGCACGTGCTGAGCGCCTAGCGTGTGACCGATTTCGTGTGCTAGCACAGTGTCCGAGACCGGACCACACAGCCACACGCCGCCGCAATCGCTCGCGTAACCCTCTTTGTGTCCGTCGCACTCGGGACCTTTGCCGTAAATGATGACCTGTGCGTGTTCCTTGTCCACGGCTTGCACAAGCTCGAAACCGACCATGTGCAACAAGCCCACGGCTGGCTCGAAATCTCCCCACACGCTGACCTCAGCGCGAAAGGGTCGCGCTGATTCGAGGTAGTCAGCTTTCGGCGCATCGTCTGCGCAGCCGACGAGCAAGGCTACCGTCGCAAGAATCGCAAGCTTCGTTCCCATGCTCCACAGATTAGCACCGGTTCATATCAACGCAAGAACTTTTCGCCTAAGCATTCATGCGCACACTATGCGCTCGATTTCGCGAATTCAACTTGCGTGCTAGCGGCCGCACTGCTTGAATAGCTAGACAACCAATTTCGATCTGTGGAGAGTGTCCAAAAAAAAATTTCGATCTGTGGGGAAGTGTCCAAAAAAAAATTTCGGACACGTAAAAACGAGCTCCGAAAAATTTCGGGCACGTAAAAACGAGGTCGGGAAAATTTTCGGGCAGATCGAAAAATTTTCGGGCACGTAAAATGCAGATCGGAAAAATTTCGGGCACGGGAAAACTCGGATCACGAAATTTTCGGGCACGTAAAATGCAGATCGGAAAAATTTCGGGCACGTGAAAACCTACTTTGTGCCTACATACGGCGCACATGTAGAGAGGACGCGCATGCGCACACTGGCGCGGGTGCAAGTGGCGCACATCAGCGTGCGCGTAGGTGGCGAACTCCACTGCACGCAACCTATGCGTGCCTACGTCGTCGCCCTCGACTTTTGAAAAGCGCGAGTTTCGGCGCTTTTCGAAGCGCGCGCTTACGAGCCAGGGATTCCACCGGAATTCCCCGTGCGTTTCTGGGCGCTGGCTGCCGAGCTCGCGTGACCAGTTGAGCGCGCGCGTAGCTCCGAGCCGCGACGCTCCCTGCTTTACGCCTGGCTGGCCGGCGCCGCGCCACGCCCGTGTCGCCGCTGTGAGGGCCCCTCCGGCGACCGACGCTCAACGGTGGGCCTTCGCCACGGACGGCGGAAGCAGCCGATTGCTGCCCTAGCGCCCGCCAGCGGCGATTCGCGGACGGGTGAACGGCGAGCAGCTGAGGGCTGATGCACGAAGACGAGGCTTCGAAGTATCTGTTCCGATTTTGTCGGCGACAAATGGCTCCGTTTTCCTTGCGTACGCACTTATAGATTAGCAGCGCTTCGCTTCAACGCAACATCATTTTATGATTTCAAATCGATTTTGATTCCCCAGGAAAATCGACTTGGTTTTGGGCCTCTGGTTCGGCTTCGGCTTCGAGAGACTCTCCTGTGCCATTCGCGTCATTGTCGGCTGCGGCTTGAGCGACACCGGGCACGGCGGCTGCGACTGACGCAGCAGGCGCCAGCGCAGCGCGTAGCTCCTTGAGCGCGGCTTTCTGCTGCGCAGGCTCCAATGTCCGGAGCAGTGCAACGCATTGCGAGACGACATCCGACACGCCTACTTTCTTCGCCTGCGCGGCCGACAAAATCTCGTAGTAGATTTTTTGCTCTTCGTTCCGCCCCGCGCGCACGATGTCAGAGAAAGCGCGCCCAGCGCCGAGCGCCTTACAGATCTCCATGGCATCGGGCTTGTCCGATACAAGCTTATGAAGCTCGCCTTCGAACTCGATCACGACTCTGTACTTGTCGACCTTCCCCTTGCGGGTGGCGTCGCGCATCTCATACACGCCCGGATCATCGACGTCGGCGCTTGAAAACTCGCCGCGTTTGCCGCCCTTCGAGCCGATGAACTCACGCTCGAACGTGAACTTCGAGTTTCGACCCGTCAACCGAGCGACATACTGTCCCGTGTGGCCAAAATCCGCGGATGCCGTAAGCGTAACCGATGCCATGTTTTTTACTCCTGATGTAGGTGCGAAAGTGACTTTGCCTGTAGCACATGCGCAGGGCCCGTCTACCCCGCCCTGGGCTTACGCCCACATTTCCCAGCGCTCGAATGGATGCGCCTCGCCACCGATCACATCGTACGCATACGTCAGCGCGCGACAAACGTGCTCCGTTGTGCGGCCATCCGACCACGACACTCGGATCGTCACCGGGCCCTTGAGAGCCGGGCGCTTGCCTGCGCGCTCATCGTCACTCGTAAACCGATTCGTTTGCGTCGTCATACAGAAACCTTAGCGCCGATTCGCTTCAACGCAAGGGCTTTTAGTAGCTCACTCATGACGCCTTGGCTTCGAGCACGACGAGACGCGCTTCGAGCAAGTTCATGCGCGCGCGATCGTCGCGAATGTCCGACACAATGCGTTTGACCTCCTTCATGTCCGACCCGAGCGCCCTGATCGCGTCGATCAAGAGCGCGTTCGCGCCTGCCATCGCAGTCAGCTCGGTCGCCACGCGCACATCGGCATCGGTCGACCGGCGTTCGAGCCGGTCCAGCGATTCTTTCACCTGTGCGACCTCCGCGCCCATCGCGCCGACCGTGTGTTTCAAGTCTTCGCGGACAGCCTGCAGATCCGCCCGGATCCCGGCCAATATCTGCACGCTCAGATCGTCGGGTCTCGTCGCCTTTTTCTTGCTCGCCATGTTCTCAACTTTCCTTGCGCTTCAGACCGCGCGTCGCAATCCGCTCCAAACACACCGGGCAGGTGGCCTCGCCTTCCTCGGCCATATCACACAAGTTGCCCTCCTTCACCTTCTTACACACCGCGGTGCCGCCCTCATCTTGCGACGCATGGCGAAGAAGCTTCACCGCGCTGATGTCACGCGCATAGGCGCCTGCGAGCACCCCGTGGACCGTGAACTCTGCCGTGTTGTGCTTTGCCATTTGAAAAGGATAGCGCGCTTTCGTTTCAACGCAACAACTTTTTGTCGATTCATCCGTAGACGTAAGCGACCATCACCAAATCGCACACGACACAGACACTGGCGGGCGTCTCCAACACGCCACGCTGTTCGAGCAGATACGCCGTCTCGATCGGCTCGACGAGCGGCAGACAATGCGGGCACACATGGCGCTTCACGGCTTCGATCGCCAGCGTTGCCATGCCTTCGCTGACAGCGGCCTCGACCATGGCGCGTTGATCGTCGCTCACGTCGACCAGCGCCCAGCCCGCGCACGCGGAGACAGTCTCTGACACGATCTGCTTAGCGGTCTTTACTGCGTTGCCCATACGCACAGATTAGCGCGACGTCGCTTCAACGCAAGCGATTTTTAGAGAATGGGCCCTGCCGTTCCCAATCTGCGGAAGCAGGGCCCTACTCCGATGTGCGCCAACATCCGAAGATGTAGCCAAGAAAGCAGCTTTGCGCCAAATCAATCGCCGTACTTGAGCCCGGATTGCGCCAGTAGCTTTCCGAGCTTGGTGCTCTCTGGTGGCACGTACATCCCAAGAGCCAGCTTGATGCCAGACACCATCTCCGCATGAACGCTCGGCCCATGATCGCGAACGAGCTTCAAAAGCACGCGCTTCGGCACAACCGTACGCTTGCCTGCCTCCTTCTTTGCATTCGAAGTCGTAGCCTTACGCCCTTTCGCCTTGGCCTGAAGCAACCTGTCCAATCTGGCATTCTGAGCGTCTTTTTCCAGCCCATGGAGCTCCACGGCGGCCGAAGCCGCAATGTCCCCGGCCGCAATGGCACGCTTGACCTTCGGCGTCACCGAAGCCAGTTTGACCCAAGTTTTGATCGCCGCGACGCTGACACCAAACACGACCGCCGCCGCCCTGAGATCGCCACCGTTGCGATCTAAAAGACGCTTGCATTTTTCTGCCTTGACCAGCGTGTCGTCGTCGCGCCGGTTCTCGTTGAGCGCAATCGCCAACGATTCCATAAAGACTTCGTCGCCGGTCTCTACTGCTCCGGGCACAGAAATAAGCGGCTCTCCCGCCTTTTTCAGACGTTTGTTCGCCTCACGCGAATGCAACACCCGGCCGCGGCCGTCGACCACCTCGTACTTGCCGGCCTGTGCCATGCTCTTTCGCACGACGATCGCCTGCTTGACGCCGATCGCCATAAGATTGAGCACCATGGGTTCGTCCAGAGGTAGCTTGATGCGTTCGTCCCACAGTTCATGCTCTGGGCCGTCCTTTGTGTCTACGCCGATCACAAGGAGTTCATTCGGATCGAATTGCAGCAGTACTGCCCCGCGTTTCGTGGACATTTCGTTTCCGCCTTTGCTTGAGTGAGTTGGGCAAAGAGCCATGGGAAGCAAAGGCCCTTTAGAGCTTTGCTTCGCCTTCGTGTGCGTTTCGATTCAAACACAGGGGAGAAATTTACCCCTGCGCCCCCTCGCGAACTATGCGCACATGCCCTGTGATGGCCAGAGATTACGCGGAACTTGTATGAAGGCGCAACAAAATCCACAAAAGAAGCTTCGCCAATTTCTGTCGACGCGTTTAGATCACGGACACCCACTGTGTGCGATGTCGTCGCCCGCTCTCAGCGCGCCCAAAGTTCTCCACTTGCCGTCTGACTTTCGGGCCTACGTCGCTAACCTCCACATTTAGCAGCGCTTCGCTTCAACGCAAGGTGTTTTTATAGATTCATTTTGATGTAACCAGAATCGCCTACGGGCCGAAGCACGATGGCTTCCCCCAAATTTCGCGCGTCTCAAAAAACATTGTAGAATTCCTCGGCCATGTCCAACGGCGTCATGAATCCGAATCTGCCGGAACACCCGGGCGCGCTGTACTATCGGGCGCTCGAAAATGGGAACGAAATCCTGGTCATGCCGCAATTGTTCGGCACGCGCCTGTGCCTGAACGATCCGCTCGTGAATTCTTTCGTGCCGTCGTATCTCGACGGCTATTGCTACGCTGACCCTCTGCTTGCCGTGATTGCCGCCGTCCTGTGGTCCGGAGAGGGCGACCCACTGGATGGATGGCACCGGCACATCAACTCAGGCCGAAGACGTCTCAATGGCGACCCGGAGCTCGAACGCGCGAGGGACGAGTTGTGACAAAGTGGCGGCCGCCGCCGCATTCGTGGCCAGCCTCAGTCGTCTACGTCCGATGCGACGGCGCGCTGGTCGACGCGATCGACCTCGCACGCGAGAGACTTGCCAACGCGGAAGGCCAACACGTGTCCCGCGGCGAGCTGGCGCGCAGGATCCTTGAGCTGCTGCTGCTCAAAACCTAGGCGATCCCACGCCTCCGTACGCACGCGCACACCACGATGAATCGCAGGCAAACGCCGTTTCGGATCACTTGTCCACGCCAGATCTTGAATCAAATTACTGACGTAGTGCACTTGTCCTCCGGTTATCCACGCCGCGACAAAGTGTCTTGTGTCATGTGCGCGCACAACGCACGCCGCATATACTCTGCTTCATGATCGGCGCCGCCACCTTTTGTCTCCGCGTCAACTGGCGCGGGAAACTGCTGCTCGGTGAGCTGTGGATCGCATCGCTATGCGGCCGCCTCGGTCTTCAACGCGCAGCAGTCGCGATCGGCGAGCGTGTGATGTCCACCGTCGAGCGTAGAGACGATTGGTTCGACGTTTTGCCACGAAAGGCCAAGCCATGATGCTGTGCACGTGCCCCTGTCACGCAGCCGCAACCGAGTGCCCGTCGTGCCAGAGCCGATGGGCGCACGAATGCCGCTCCAAGCCCGCGCCTGACTTCCCGATCGCTGACGCACGCGACCAGCCCCGCTTCCCTGTCGCGCCGCCCACCGGCTCGCTAGACCCCAACCAAAGCGCCCAGCGGCTCCGGGCCATCATCGCTCAGATGCACGGCTCCCCTGCCGTCGTCACGCTGAAGGCGATTGACAAGCTCGCGTTGCTGGCTGGCATCGCGGCACTCGAACGCGAGCTCAATCACCGTCCAGATCGCGCCGATCACGAAAGCCGCTGAAGCTCGCAATCCGTGGCTTGTCCTTGACCCCGTGTTCCTGGAAGCGGTAACGCACGACGCGCCCGATCAGCGCGTCACGAATGCGCCACCAGAGCTTACGCTGCGCCAGCGTAAAGCCCGTGCCGATTTTGAATTCGATCCCGGTCTTCAGATCGCGCACGACCAACTTTCCAAGCATGCCTCCGTCGACCTTGCCGCTCTTGAGCGTTCGACGCTTGGTCTGTCCGAGCTCGCCCGTAAACGCTTCGTTGCGGTTGTGCTGCAGCTCCAACGAGCCGACGATTTCGGCCTCGGCGTCGACCATACGCTTGAGCTTGAGCAGCCAGCCTTCGCGCGCCGTCGCACGACCGAACTTGTACGGTGCATCGAGCGCACGCAACATCACGCCTTCGTGTCCGGCCGTGAGCGCGTCTTTCTCGTAGCTCGCGAGCATGGCTTCGTTGGCGATCACTGTGTGCTCGCAAAACCGCACGTGCTGACCGAACTTGCAAGCCGCGATCAAGCGCCCAACGCTTTCGAGTCGATCACAAAAAGGGACCTTGTCTACAGCTGCCGGACACCAGTCGAACACCGCGTAAAACCAGTCTGCGGGAGGCGGCTTCTCGCGACTCATCACCGCGCTCTCGACGGCCTGAAAAGTCGCCGGATACGGCAGCATGATCTCTCCGTCAAAACCCCACGCGCGCGCGCCCATCGCTTCGAGAACTTCGCGCATGTGCACATTGGGGATCGGCTTGAGCGAACGCGTTAGCGCTCGGCCGTCACGAATCACGCACCGGATCCCGTCGTACTTCGGGCTCGCCAGCACGGGATACTGCAACGCGCTTACGTCTTCGAGCGTCGCCGCGAGCATCGGCCGAAACTGTCTTTGCTTCGTCGCTGCTTTCTCCATCTCAGATCGATCTCCACGCCCCAAAAGAAAACGGGGCGAAGGGGCCTCACGTTTCCCCCTCGCCCCTCCCCGCCCGCTTCGCACGCGACCCGTCGACACGACGCGACCGACCACGACCCTTGCGGAACGAACGCCCTAGTATTTGTACCCAGCCTGTGCCAGCAACTTTCCGAGCTTGGTTGTCTCGCCGGGCACGTGTTCGCCAAGCGCGAGCTTGATCCCGTGGATCATCTCGGGCTCGACGCGCGAAGACAGCTCTTCGTCGCCGATCAGCCTCATCAGCACGCGGCGCGGCATAGTCGCGCGCTTGCCCGATTCCTTTTTGGCGCTGGTCGTTGTCGCCTTTTTCTTGCCGTTGGCCTTCGCATGCGAAGTCAGTTTGTCGAGCTTCGCGATCTGGTCCTCTTTTTCGAGGCCATGGAGCTCGGCCGCCGCCGAGGCACTGATCTCGCCGGCCGCTACCGCGCGCTTCACCTTGGGGGTGAGCTCGGCCACCTTGACCCAGTTTTTGATCGCCGCCACGCTCACGCCGAACGTGACGGCTGCGGCACGGGCATCGTTGCCGTTGCGCTGCAATAGGCGCATGCACTTTTCCGCCTTGACGAGCGTGTTGTCTTCGCGGCGGATCTCGTTGAGCGCGATTGTCAGCGACTCCATGTGCACTTCGTCGCCGTTTTCGAGCGTCGCCGGCACGTACAGGAGTGGTTCTCCCGCCTTTTTCAGACGTTTGTTCGCCTCACGCGCGTGCAGAATACGTCCGCGCCCGTCGACCACCTCGTACTTGCCGTCGCTCGCCATGCTCTTGCGCAGCACGATGGCGGTCTTGACGCCGAACACCATGATATTGAGCACCATGGACTCGTCGAGCGACGACTTGATGCGCTCGTCCCACAGTTCGTGCTCCGGGCCATCTTTGGTGTCTACGCCGATCACGAGCGGCTCGTTCGGATCGAACTGAAGTAACTTTCCCGTTTTTGCGGGCAATAGGACGGCAGATGCCATGGCTTCCAACTCCTGAGCGGGTTCTATGTTCATGTCGTGTCTGAACTACGTAACAGACACACTCTGAATCGATGGCTCGAACCGGAGTCGGACGCCAGTTTTTTCGATGACGCCACCCGAAAGAAGCTTTGGCTCAGCCCCAGATGCCGGCGTTCGTCGCACCGGTGAAGCGGGCCCGCATGCCGGGGCGTTCTGCATTCAGGACGCGGAAGGCGCCCGCCTCACTCGGGGCGATCGCGCTGAAGCTCGCCCCGTCGTCGCAGATGTAGTGCCAGCGGTACAGGTAGGGGCCCTTACAGGCCTGTTTCTGTCGCTCGCGTTCGGTGCCAGGTTCGAGGCGTTCCATAGCCACAGAATAGCGCATCACCGCTTCAACGCAATAAGTTTTTCGCGCCTAGTTTTTCTACAAATATTTTCGACTAGTTACGTTCCATCGGCGTCAACGGCGTCGTCGGCGCGTACATCGCCTTGATCTCGATCGCTTTGATCACCGCTTCGTCGAGGTCGTCACACACGTAACCGTCGAAGATCATCCACAAATCGAACGGGTCGAGCTTGTGAACGCGCGCCTTTTTGACGATCGCAATCGCGTTGCGCGCCGTCAGGCCCTCGGTGTGCGGCGAGTCGAGCAGCTGAAACGTCACCAAAACGTCTTTCGGCGAGCCATCGACGCGAGCCATGGCGACGGCGCCTCGCACTGCTTGGACGACTCGCACGACCCGACATGTCACCGTTGATAGCATGGAGCTCATGCAATCGAGGTAACGCGCGCGCGGCGCCTACGCTGCGCAGTCGCAGTCGCTGTCGACAAAAACCGGCCCAAGGTCGAGCCGTAGCGCACCGCCAAGCGCCGCGGCGTACGCCACCGGCTCGACTACGCCGAGGACGCGGCAGGCCCGCACCGTGGCGCGCAGCGGCTCCGTCAGGTCAGCAAACGACTCCGAGGCGACAAGCTCGATCGCGTGGCTAGCCTGCAGCCAGGCGCGGCCCCGGGCCGTGTCTAGCTTACACGGCCGCGCATGAGCGTGGAACGACTCCAAAAGGGCGCGGATCAGATCTTCGGTGCGCTCCATGGTCTAGCCTCACGCGCCAAACCTAATCACAGGACGCGTCGCGCGCAACCCGGTTTTGCACTCCGGGTCGATCCCTAGTGCCACGTCAATCGTGTCGCGCCCAGCTGCTGCGCGGCCGCGACAAGCTCATCTAACCGCGCCAGCGCCCGCAACAAGTCACCGCGCGAGTAGCCGGCCACGTGCACCCGCTCGGACTCGTCGCTGGCGCGTAGCGTCTCTGGCACGGCCACGTTGCGCGCGCGAATCAGGCCCCGGCGCAGTGTCGCGAGCTCCATGTCGCCGTAGCCCGCACTCATGTCGATCCCGAGCGCACGGAAGATGATCGCCGCGTTCCCGTTTGAAAAATTCACTTGCGGCCGCCCGTCGAGCGAAACGCACTCGACGCCTGAGCCGCCACAGTTCGCGCACCCGGCGTCAGCGTGCTCGCGCAAGCTCTCCCAGTCCTGACTCTGGCCATGGAGCAGATCGCCGAACAGTGGCGCCATCTGCGCACACAGACACGGCTCCGTGCGCTCGACACGTGCCGCGACTACATCCGCGACGATGCTCACTGACATGCTGCCTCCGACGTCAACACACGCACGCGCCAGTTGCGCCGGCCCTTGCGGCCAGAAAACACCGTATGCTGCCCGTGCGCTTCGACCTTCGTCGCCAGCCGAGTGAGCTCCGCGATCGCGTTGCCGCGCGTGTCGCCAAACTTGGCCAGCGCCCAATCGACCAAGTTCACGGGCTGGCCACTCGCCACCGACTGACTGATGGATGCGCTGGCGGCAAGCGACTTTGGTTGCAACGACATGCTCAGACTCTAGCAGCGCCACGCTTCAACGCAACAACTTTTATCAGGCGCTCATTTCTGCGCGAATTTCTTCGACCGGCAAAAGCCCGAATCGTTTCACACCGCGAAAGCGCTTTTCGTCGACCTTGACCGGCTTCGAGAACAGCACGACGTCGCCGATCACTTCGATCTCGCCCTTCACCGCACGCGCCGCCGTCAAGGCCATCGCCACCGACTGCGCACGCTTGCTCGCCTTGCCCGCACCCGCCACGGCGTAGTAGCCGGGCTGGCGCTTGCTCAGTTCGAGCGCTCGACGCTTGCTCGGCCGCCGCTCGGCCTCCTTGGCGACCTTGGACAAGCTGACTTGATCGAAGTCCGCGATCTTCTCTTTGACCACATCGATTTCGCGCCCGCTGACCACGACCTCGATCGTAGGCACGAACGCACCGAACACGACCGCGGCCGGCTTCTTGCCCGTGCCGCTACACTCTGCGCACATGTGACGCGAGGCGATCTCGCTGTCGTCGAACTTCGCCGGCTGGCGCATCCAGTAGTTGTATGCGCGATAGTCCATCTTCGAACCATCTTTGCGCACCACATGGCCGCCCGTGCCGCACTCGTACTTACCGTCGCCGCCGCAAAGCTCACACTGCGCCATGGCCTCACGTACCTTGGCGATTCGCGCCTCGCGAATCTCGACGATGCGCTCTTTGCCGCGCGGCACTTCGTCGTCGTTGGCGTAGCGCTTACGCACCGCCTCGGCCTCACGCTTCCACTTGGCGATCTTCTGCTCACCGATGCGGCACTCCGAGCACTCGACCTGCCCTAGGCACACGTCGCAGCTGTAGGCCTCGCCGTCATCGTGTGCGACGAACACGATCGAACCGGGCTCCGCCAGCGCGTTCGCCATGCCGATGCCCGGAAGACGCTTCGATACGCCCAACTCGCGCACTTCCTGCACATAATCGCGAATGGTGTCGTACTGTTCGGCGCCCACCCACATCAGATAGCTATGTTGAATCTTCATACCGTTACTTCCTTGCTCAACTCTAGCGCTTCGCTTCAACGTGTCAACTATTTATGCTGAACTTTTTGATGCCAAAAAGCCGCTCTAGCCCGTATTCGTCGATCAGCGCGTTCGCAGCTGTATGGTTACCGGTCTCCTGATTCACGATCGCCAGCACGATCCCGATCGAGCTCCGCGGCGCATCTTGGGTGGCTTGCGCAATCATCGAGCGCAGCCGCGCACGCGCCTCCCGAATCGGCCCCGGCTCGCCGGTCGGTGCCTTGAGCGCGCCGTTTTCGTTGGCCGCCACGTGACTGCCGAGCGGCGACACTGCGCCCACACGTGCACGACGCCGTTGCCCACGGGACAACGGTCGACCCGATGGCTCGACGTCTTGCACAAGACGCTGCAGATGGGTCTTGGAAACTGCATCACGAAGTTTCGACATGGCCCTCGCTTTTCCTTCAATCGATGTTCATGCGCACAATCAGCGGAAAATCCACGTAGTCGCTCGGATCGCCGTTGAGCTCGACGCGCGACGGCACCTCGCGCACCTGTCCGTTGATCTCGATTTCGCGACACGCAAGCCCAGTGAAACGGCCTTCGCGCACAACGCCGTCGCCCGTCTCCAAATGCACGTGGTGACCAATCGCGGCCGTCACGTCGTCAATCCACTGTCCCGGCCGCGTCTTCTTTTTCTTCTTCATTGGGCCCTTCTTCCTTACGCCAACACGCCTCACTGCAATACAGCTTCGCGCCGTGCGGCACTTCGTTTTGACAACCGCCTGCCGCGCACTCTCGCACTCCGAACACTGTCACTGCGCCGCCCGCCCGCAATCGTTTGAACTCACCGCGTTCGCCCGCGTTCATGAACGGCGAGCTTGTAAAACGAATCCAGCCTCGCCCCGTCACGGCTTCACCGGCACTGCGCCGGCCTGATTCTGATAGCGACTGCCGAGCCCGGGAGAACCGTACGGTCGCAGCGCGCGCGTCCCGCATTCACCGAATGCGACCTGACAAATGGCCAGCCCCGGGCGCAGTCGAATCGGGCTTGGCCCCACGTTCAGAAGTTCGAGCGTGATCTGTCCGTAGAACCCTGGATCGATGAAGCCCGCGGTCACGTGCACGGCCAGGCCCATGCGGCCCATGCTGCTTTTGCCCTCGATGCTCGCCCACACGCGCGGCGCCAAGTGGATGCGCTCGACGGTTGTTCCGAGCGCGAGCTGTCCAGGTTTCAATTCGAAATAGCTGTCCCGCCCCGTGCCGATGTCTACCGGGTAGCTCGGGACCAGACGATCGGCCATGTCGATAAACTCAGACGCGCGAAAGCACACAAACTCGGTACCCAATCGCAGATCGATCGACGCAGGCTGAAGCCGGCTCACATCGAACGGGATCACGCGAATCCAGTTGTCGCAGCGGTCGCACGCGTCGCCGCGCCTGAGCGCTTCCATGATGTCAGTGTCCGAGTAGGTCACGTGAATCCTTTCGTGTCGAAGCCAGCGCCCGCGCGACTTTGAGATCAGAGAGCATGTTGCGCCGCAACGCCGCCAAACGGTGCCCGGAGTGCTGCAACAAAAACCGCGGGTGATAGGTCACGATCCCGCGACACGAGCGGCCCCGATCGAGCTCCACTTCAACCGGCATGCCGCGCCACGGACCCACCGAGGTCACATGCGCCAGCGTATTCGCCGCGGTGAGCCCGAGCATAATCACGACAGCCGGATCGATCGCGCGCAACATGCCTAACGTACGCGCCAAGCACGGACCAATCTCTTCGCGGTTCGGAGCGCGATCGTAGGGCGTCCGGCAACCGATGAGATTCAGATAGCACACGTCGTCGAAAGACACTTTCGCAGCAGCCAGCATCTCGTCGAGCAGTTTGCCGGCCGGCCCAACAAACGGCAGACCGCGCGCGTCTTCTTCACGACCGGGCGCATCGCCCACGATGGCGATCGAACCGCTCGGATTGCCGCGATGGAACACCACGCGCGATCGCATCGTGCACAGCCCGCAACTCGTGCAGCCAGCCCACGACAGCGCCAGCTGAGCGAGCTGGCGCTGAGCGTCGAGCGAGACCTCCGCTTCTTCGCTCACTGGCCAAGCCTCATGATGTCCAAGAGCTCGGCCGCGCTCGACAGACTGCGAAACTTGTACGCCTTGAGCAGGCGCATCACTTCGTCGCGATCGGTGGCGCGCGGAACCGGCTTGACGCGCACGTCGGACTTGACCGTGGTGAGCTGCAAAAACAGCCTCGCCTTGTCCGCGCCTTGCTTGACGACGTCACGAAAGCGATCAGCCACCGGCCAGAGCTCGCCCGACGGCGAAGTCGGCGACGAACGCGCGCACGAAATCACACCGTTCAGATGACCGAACCTTTCGATCAGCACAGACGCGGTCTTCTCGCCGATGCCCGGCAAGCCCGGGATGCCGTCGCTGGTGTCGCCCGCCAACGCCTTGAACGCCGGCAACTGCCGCGGCCGCACGCCGTAGCGCTTGACCACGGCGTCATAGTCGTAGAGCGTGTCGCCCGCGCCGCCGTAGCCGGGCGCCATGATCGTGACGCCCGTGCCCGCGAGTTGTCGCAAGTCGGAGTCGCCCGTGTAGATCGTGACTCCGATACCCTTGCGCTGCAGCGTCGCAGCCAAAGTCGCGATCACGTCGTCGGCCTCGCACTCGATCCCGTAGTACTGTCGCACGCCCGCGTGCGACAGAAGCTCGTTGAGCCGGCCCTCGCTCGCCACGACTTCACGCGCCAGCTCTTCTTGCGCTGGCGTAGCGTCTTCGACGCGCTTGCGCTTGTAGTCCGGCCACAGCTTGAAGCGAAAATTGTCGGTGCCTTCCCATGCCACGATGATGGGCGCGCGGTAGCGCGAGCGAATGCGCAAGAGCCCGGCAACGAATCCGTACATGCCGCCCGTTCGCAGCTCTTCACCGTCGACGTGCGCGGTCAACTCGCTGAATGCATCGGCGTTGCGCCACAGCAAGTTCTTGCCGTCGACGATCGTGACTCGCGGAAGATCGCGAGACAGAGCTTTTTCATCATGGGGCATTCAGATTCGATCCCAGATTTTTTCGAGCAACTCGGCCTGTGCTGGCGTCAGCGACCGGCCCGCTTCGAGTCGGCCCTCGACGCTGTCCATGAATTCTTGCTCGTACTCATTGAGCTTGATTCCGCCGATCGCGCCGTCCGCGCCACGAATGTCCTGAACCCACTCTTCGTGCTTCGTTTGCGGCTTAGGCGCGGCCGTTGCTGGCTTGGACTTTTGCATTTTGACTCGTCGCGTTCATGCACTTCAAAAACTTCTTTGTCTGTTCGCTTCAGCGCGCAACCTTAGATAGCGCAACGATCGTTCGGTCGCTTAGAAGTTTTTTCGCGTCGAGCAAACTAACTACGCATCGCCCATTGACGCACAACCTCGATCGACTAGGCGCCGCGCTCGGATTGCGAATCCACTCGCGACCGAGCACGTTGATCGGAAACGCTTTCGTCGCACGATTGAACACCTGAATTTCTTTCTCATGCAGTGATGACAGGTGGACGTGGCCCTTACGCAACCGGTATTCAGCCCACGCCATTTGCGCGAGCCCAAATGCGTCGGCCAAGTCCTCGGATGTTTGCCGCGACTCCTTGCCGCGGCCCGTGCGCTTGGCGTTGGCGTTGCAATGGCTGAAATCCGCGCCCCAACGATCAGACACCATGCGCTCGATCAGGTCCTTCTGTGCAGTGGCGTCATGTGCGACAAACAATTTCACCGCGATTGGATCATGCAAGCGGTAGCGCACGCCGTGCGTCCACATCAGGCGCCGCGCTTGCCCGCCGATTTCGCCCAAGTAGTGAGCGCCCTGATCTGCGCCGATCGCGTAGTCTTCGAGCGCGACGTAGCCGGGCGGGTTCGCAAGTGCCACGCGCTCGATCCAACGACTCACCCAATCGAGCCGGACGATGGAACGCACGTGCTTGTCAGGCATGCGCGTAGGCGTTGGCAGCTCCACGCGCTCGCCGTGCTTCCGACTGCGCGCGACGCTGCCCGCTTTGTCGCTGTAGAACCAATAGCCGTCGAGCTTGCCGTTGCAGAGCTCCACGACCGCGCCGTGGTTCAAACTGATATCCCAGCCCTGCACGCGTATGTTTTTCACGCCACACCATCCTTTGGCGCTTCGCAGATTTCATCCATTCGTGGCCCTCACATGGCTCGCTCCAACCTCGACACGCCGTTTTCTTTGACCACGATCAGTGTGCGCTCGAACGTCTCTGCCAAATCAGGATCGTGCGAGATCAGAAAGATGCTTTCGCGCTCCTTGCGCAGCGATTGCAGCAGATCAACCACGCGCTGGCGCCCCTCGGAGTCGAGCCCGTCGAGACATTCGTCCAAGCACAGGATGTTCACGTGCGAGCCCTCACGCGTCCGGACCAGGTCCATCAGTGCGAAGTTCGTGGCGATCTCCATCTTCTTCCACTGGCCGCCGCTCGGAGGGTAGTTTTCGATGCCCTCGATCGTCCAAGAGATGCCGATTTCGTCGCGCATCTCGCCGCCCTTCAGCTCGCGTTGCGTGCTGAAGTGGATCGATATGTCGCCGCACGCCAGCGTCATCAAGTAGTGATTGGCCCGATCGGTCAACAGAGGCATGACCGCGTCGAGCGCGAACGAAGGTATACCGGTCGGCCCGAAGCCGCGCACCCAAAATGTCAAAAGTTCGAGCTCACCGGCCAACGTCTTGAGCGACGCGCGCGCGGCCTTGCGCTCTGACTTCAGCGCCCGAACCTTCTTTCGCGCCTGCATGTAGGGCGCAAGGTGCGGGTTGGGCGCATCCCGGATCACACGCGCTTCTTCTGCCTTCTCTCGACTACGCGCGGCGAGCTCGCGCACGCGCTCCTTCGCCGTGTCGAGCGCATCCAGCTGCGCCTTGGCGCGCGCGCGACGTTCCCCGAGGCGCCTCTGTTGCTCATCGAGCTCGACGAGTGCCCGCTCGGCTCCGCGCTCCGCCCGTAGCGCCTCCTGCTCGCGCCGTCCGGCCTCCTGCAGCTCGACCGCAAGCGCCTCGCCACGCGCCAAGAGCTCGGCCCTGTGCTCCTTGGCGTGCCCCTTGGACAGATCGCCCGTGCAAACCGGGCACCGCTCGCCCTTGAGCTGTGTCAGTGCAGCCGTGTGTGCGCGCAGCTCGGCTGTCAGGTTGGCCTTGTGCTGCGAATCCGCCTTGACCTGATCCCTCGCCGCCCCGCGCGCCGTCACGGCTTCAGTCCGCGCCGTGCGGCCCGTCGCAAGCTTGCCGTCGAGCTCAGAGAGCTCGCTTCGGAGCGCTGGCGCATCGATCGTGGCCCCGGCTAACTTTGCAGACTCCGCAAGCTCCCGGGCCGCTGTCGTGAGCTCGCGCACGCGCTCGGCCACGTCGTCGGCATGGCCCTCCTTGCGCTTGTAGAGCGCGTCCAAATCGTGATCGTCGATGCGCTGCGTCAGACGTTCGACGTTGGCGCGCGCAAGATCGAGCTCCTTGTCGATCGCCAGTCGCCGCCGCTTGGCCTCGACGTGGCACAGCTCAAACACACCTGTGCCCAGCATGCGATGCAGGATGCCCTTGCGCTCCGCGTCTTTGGTCGTGGGATAGACGAAGCGATCGCGATCGCCTTGGCCGTACAAAACGGTGTTGCGAAAGCCTTCCCAGTCCACACCGATCAGCGCGTTGATCGCGCGTTGCAAGTCGGCCTTCGCCGCCGTCACGGCTTCGCCGTTTTTTTCGAGATACAGTTTCGGACTCTGCTTCCAGCGCTCGCGCACAATGCTGTAGGCGTCTTCGCCGTCCATCAAGTTCACGACCACGCGCGCGCTCTTGGCGCCGCGATGAATCACGCGGTCACCTGGCTCGCCGTCGATCGCTTCACCGTACAGACACCAGCCGAGCGCCTTGAACAAACCTGACTTGCATGCGCCGTTCGAAGTCGCGGCCTCGGTGTCGCGGTTGTCGCCGATGACGAAGACAAGCCCCTGCTTGCCGAGATCCATATCGAACTCGACGAAGCCGGCAAAGTTCTCGGCTCGCATACTAACTAGCCGCGCCATTCGCCCTCGACCGCTGTGAAGATTTCACGACCCATGCGCTTGAGCGCTTTACGATCGAGCCCGGCCGTGTCGACCTCCACAGTCTCGACGTACCCGGGCACCATCTTGCGGGGCGTCAACACTTCCGCTGCGCCGCTGCTGTCCGTAGACGCCATGCGCGAGACATGGTGATAGACAGGCTCGTGTATCCAGTTCGCGCGTAGCCCTTGCTCCCGCAACGTGTCGACGTAGCGATCGGCCGCAATCTGTTTTTTGACCAGCTTGGCATGCGTGCAGCGCACGATGACGCGTACGTAGTCGCCACGGCGCACCTTGAGCTCGGCGCGGTCTTTGGTGAATGGCACCGTGTGAAAGCGCGGCGCGCCGCCGTCGACGAAAACTTCTTTGCGCGAGCCGTCCTTGCGGAACTCCATGATCCAAAAGCCAGCGGGCCGCCCGACGTCGTCGAACCGGTGATGCATGGGCGCGCCCAAATAGCGGCCCTTCTGCTTGCGCCCGAAAAACTGCGGATCGTGAAAGTGGCCCGACAGCACGTGATCGAATCGCTCGGTCAACTCGGCCGGCGTCAGGCCCTGTCCGTCTTCGCATGTCCAACCGCCATGCGTGCAGCCCACGACTGAGTTGTGCATCAGAAGCACGTTGACCTCGCCGCGCTGCAGCTTCATCGCTTTGAGCGCTTCGCGCGTGCGCGCGAGCGGACTGAACTCCATCGGCCAGAACGTGAGCCACGGTCGCGGCCGATAGGCCCAGCCCGTTTCCATGTACTGACAACGCGGCAGCTCAGAGAGCGCTTCGACCGTGAAGCGCTCGCCACGCGTGTTCACGCCGTCATGATTGCCCGGCACGATGAACACCGGCACCGGTGACGCGCCTATCGCGCGAAACGTCTCTGTCAGGGTAATCGCATCGGTGCGCGAGTGATCGAACAGATCGCCCTGAATGAAGATCGCTTCGCAACGCGCGCGCTCGGCCGCTGCGAACACGCGACGCCACAGCGCCAACTGATCGGCCAAGCGGTCTGTCACACCGCGCGCGTTGGTTTGCTTGGCGTGCGGGAGCGAGTTGCTCATGTGAATGTCGCTGATGTTGAGCGACCGATAGGCACGAACGTCTGCCTCTGCTTGGCTCACGCCGCCTGCTCCCATTTCATTCGCTTGTAAAACAACTCGATCAGTTTCGCGCGCAACTTCGGCCGCTCGCGAAGTGTCTTCGCCGCCGCGGCGTAGCCCTGCCCCAACTCGATGTTGCCCACAACCAAGTGCCCCTGCTTCTTCTTGACCAGCCCCATCTCTTCGAGCTGCAGCACAAGGCTATGCTCGTAGTCGATGCCGCGGTTCCAATAGATCACGAATCGCGCCTTCTTGAACGGCGGAGCGATCTGGTTCTTCTTGCACTCGGTTTCGATTACGCTACCGATTTTGGTCTTGTCGCCCGTCTTCTCGGTTCCGACACGTGTCACGTACACGATGAGCGACGCATAGAAGCGCGGCGCATTACCGCCCGCCATTTCCTCGTCACTGCCAAATTTCACATTCATCTTCTTGCGAACCTGCGAGATGAAAAACAGCGTGACGTTCTCGCTCGCCATCTCTTCGCACAGCTCCGGCAACTCTTCGCTCCAAATGCGCGCCTCCGCGGGGTAGCGCTTCTTTCCCGTCGGCGTGTCGAGCGTCTCGAAAGCCTTCATGGCGTTCAGCGAATCGGCCACGATCGCGAACGGCACGACGCGCTTGGTCTTCTTGCGTATCTCTCGCGCGCGCCGAATCGTCGCCCGCGTGTACGCGATCACTTGTTCGAGCGTCTTCGCTGGCGGCATCACCAGGCGCGCGACATCAACCCCAACCTTGGCAGCGTAGTCGGGATCCATCTTGTGTTCTTTGTCGAAGTACACCGCCACGCCGCCGCGGCGCTGCACCTCGGCGCACGCGTGCAACGCAAGCGTCGTTTTACCCGAGCCTTCCCTGCCGTGAAAAATCACCACGCGCGAAAGCGGATAGCCGCCGCGTCCAATGGCCGCATCGAGCGTCGCCGAATGTGTCGAGAGAACACCGCGAATCCGCTTCTTGTACGCGGCATCGCCCAAGACGCGCACCTTGCCCGGGACGTCCTTGTCGCTCTCCATGCCGGCGAGGTAGTCCGCGATGATGTCCGTCGGAGACTCTAGCCGCGCCTTGCGATTCGACTTCTTGGTCTTCTTGGCGGTCTTGTTGTCGGCCATAAAACAAAACAGGGGCCGCCTGAACTGGCCGGCCCCGTGTTCCCTTCACGCGTGAGTGAGCACAGCTGCTAACTACTACTTCTTTGCCTTCTTCGCGGACTTGCCTTTGTCTTTCGACTTGGCTTCTTTGCCCTTGGCCTTGTCCTTGTCTTTCGACTTGGCTGGCTTGGTGTCGTCGCCCTTCTTGTCTTTTTTCTTCACGGCCGTCTTGCCTTTCTTGGGCTTCTCGTCGTCGTCGTCTTCGTCGTCGAGGTCGGCCAGCGCGTCGTCGAGATCATCGAGTCCGAGGTCGTCGTCTTCGTCGTCCGACTTTTTGCCCTTCTTGCCCTTGGCCTTCGCTTTGGCCTTGCCCTTGGGCTCGTCTTCGTCGTCCTCGTCGTCGGCTTCGTCGTCCTCGTCGTCGGCTTCGTCCTCGTCGTCGTCCTCGTCGTCCTCGTCGTCGTCCTTGGACTTCGACTTGGACTTCGACTTGGTCTTCGACTTCTTGCCCTTGGGCTCGTCGTCTTCGTCCTCGTCGTCTTCGTCCTCGTCGTCTTCGTCCTCGTCGTCTTCGTCCTCGTCGTCGTCCTTGGACTTGGACTTCGACTTGGACTTCGACTTGGCCTTCGACTTCTTGCCCTTGGGCTCGTCGTCTTCGTCCTCGTCGTCTTCGTCCTCGTCGTCTTCGTCCTCGTCGTCTTCGTCCTCGTCGTCCTCGTCGTCGTCATCCTTGGACTTCGACTTGGCTTTCGACTTGGCCTTCGACTTCTTGCCCTTGGGCTCGTCGTCGTCTTCATCCTCGTCGTCGTCGAGATCGCCTTCGTCGTCTTCGTCGTCGTCTTCGTCGAGCTCTTCTTCGTCGTCGAGCTCTTCGTCTTCGTCGTCGCGCTTACCCTTCTTGGCGCCCTTCTTCATGGCTTTTCCCTTTCCATCGTCCTCGTCGTCGACATCCTCGTCGACCTCGACACCCTTGATGATCGCGACCACTTCATCAGGCGACTTGATCATGTTCCCAACGACACGGAACAGATCGCAGTCGCCGTCTTCTGCCATCGACTTCGCGATCGCAGCGCGCGTTGCCTTGGGCAGCTTGCGCGGCGACTTCGACGTATCCGGATCGACCTTGACCTCGTACTTCGTCTGTCGGCCCTTCCCCGACTTGATCACGCGCACGAGCACCGCAGCACGCGGATCGCTGATGTCGCCATTGTCGAAAAAGCACTCCATGATCCCGTCGAAGATCTGCTTTCCGACCATGCCGACTTGCGGCTCTCCCTGCTTATCGTGCTCCTGCCAATCGGACGAAGACTTCTTGCGGAAGCCCATCGGCGTGAAACCCCAAAGATACTTTGTTTGGGGGCGCGACTCGTCGGCTTCTTCGTCCGAAAACGTCTTTCCGGAGTCGAGTGCTTTCTTCATCGGGCACTTGCCCGTCAGATGCACCTTGCGCTTGGTAAGCACTTTTTCGACGAACGGATGCTCGATGATCGGATTGGTCTCGGCGTCGAGACCGACCACCATCCGATTGTTCTTGCCGACGGCGTAGTGCACCGTGACCGGCACGTAGTTCTTGCCCTTGGTCAGCGCGTGCTTGTCGTTGTCGCGACACGGTGGGTGAATGTACAAGAGCGTTTCGCCTTTTTCGAAGGCTAGATACTCGCCGCCGCCGCGCTGCTGCTCGTCGTAACCGCGACGCATCGCATCCATGTTGACGCCACTGCTCATGTTCTCTTTCCCTTTTTCCGTGCCGCCTTGCTCTTATCGCGCGCACTGTTGATCTCTTCCATTCGCCTGATCTTTTCTTCTTGCGAGGGTCTTCGGACGCCCTCCGCTGGCGAAGAGACATACCGCTCGTCGTCGCTGTCGCTGCCTCGACCCGACAGATTCCAGCCGCGCGGCGTACGCGGCACCTCCGGCGTCGTCATGCCTGTCGCATTGAGCTCCGAGCGTACGCGCGCGCCCTTGCTCTGCAGCTGATTGGCCTTCTTGTCGAATGCCCGCACCATGGCTTCCAAAATGCCCACGTTGCGCTCGGCCATAGCGATCGCATTCTTGTGCTGAATGAAGCCGTCCGTAGCCTCGATTGCGTTCTTGACCTTCCACTCGGCCGCCTTCGGATCGCGCTGCAGCACCGCCTCCGCACAGCTCGCGCGAAAGCGCCGGTAGAATGCGTCGACCTGCACTTTCTCCGCGCTGGCCTCCGCGAGCACCGAACCCCAATATGCCAACTGTGCAGACACCCGATCCATGTCGTCGGACAAGTTCTCGCTGATCGCGAGCTCCGAACCGTCGCCGAGAATCAACACGTCGATCGCCGTGCCGGCAACCTTTATTTTCTGGCGCGCAAAGCGCGCCGCATATTCGGGCTCGGTCTCGCTCATTTCCGATCCTTCTTGGCCTTCTTCTTTTTCTTGCCCTTCGCTTCTTCGGCCGCCGCACGCTTCGCCTCGCGCTTACGACGACTCATGTTCAGCCGGCGCTTGGCCTGATCGCTTTGGCGGAACGCCATGCGATACGACTCGCCGAACGTCGTGGGCTCGCCCTCGTTGATCACAGGGCTTTTGACGGTCCGACCCGGAAACGTCTTTCGCTCGAACGAGCCGAATCCCGAGACGCGCACCAGCTCTCCGGAGCGCACCAGCTGAAACACCGCTTCGAAAATATCGGTCACAACGTCGGGCTTGATCCCTGCCGCTTTTGCTATTTCGTGAATGCCTGCCATGTGTGCCTTCTTCCATGTAACTACGGGCTCAAGCCCCAGTCCGCTGAATGTTTTTTCAAGTGCCGAACTTTTCCACCGTTGAAGAAAAACGCTATGCCCCGTTCGGAATCGGTGGATCGATCCACAGGCATCGACAGCAACCTGCCTCGTTTCACGATCTTACGAATCGTGTGCCACTGCGATGCGAACGCGATCACGTTCACGAAACCCCGTTCACCCAGTAGCCCGAAGAACGCCATTTCGTCGCCGTTCTTGTCGAACTTCCTTCGCACGTGCGTCACCACGCCAGTGAACACGCCGCCGCCCGAGCGCAGCACGCGCCCATTGAAGCGGCGCTTTTTCGCGATTTCCTCGCTCGGCCATGGGTAGTCGCGCGCCGGATGTCCACCCGCGACGATGCGATCCCAAAAGCCACTTTCGTCGCCCGCGCGCACGGCTACGCGGTAGCGTTCCAAGTCGATCGCAAAGTGCGCTACGAGGCGGTTGTATTTCGCGTCGACCGTGGCGTGCAGGATCATCGGCGTGCCGGAGTCGGCCTCGATGAGCTCGCGATGCGATTCGAAAATGTCGAAATCAAACCGCACCCGGAACGACTCGCCGCTGTCGCATTCCAAGTTCACATTCGCATAGCGCGCGCCCCAGAACATGCGCTTGCGTTCGAGCTCGGTGGGCAAGTCGCCCGTGTGGAAATCCCCGATCTGTTGCACACGCGAGTCGAGCATCAATCCGGCCACGTAGATGGACTCTCCGTCCAGCTCTTTCATGGCGGCGGCATCCATGCGCGTGAGCGCCACGCCAATGTGACCGGTCATGAATTCGCGATACGCGTCGAGTGGGTGCTCTCCGAACGCCAGCGGGTTGACCTTGGCTGCGACAAGCATGCGCTCTTCAGGCGTGTAGTCAGACGCCTTCTTCGCGCGATCCCAGAAGTCATAGATCGCTTCGCGCCTCGAACGCTTCTTCGTGAACGCCTTCCACAGTTCATCGAGATGCGCCTCGAAAAACTTCTGGTTAGGGATCAGGCCGTCGAACGCGCCCGCCTTGATCAGCACGACCACCACGCCGCGATTGCAGCGGCGTCGATCGACGCGCTTGGCGAAGTCCAAGAAGCTGCGAAACGGTTGGTTCTCCATCACCGTCGCAGCGGCGCCCTTGCCCACGCCCTTGATGTCGACCAGTGACCCGCGCACGTTGCCCTTGGGGTCGATGCTGAACACGTCGCGACTGAACGACACATGCGGGTTCAGGATCTTGATCCCTGCCCGCTTGGCTTCTTTGGCGAGTGCCTTGAGGTGCGCGCTGTCGGGTTCGTTGCGAAGAAGCGCCCAGTAGAACTCGGTCAGGTAGTGGACCTTCAGCCACTGGCACCAATACGCGATCGTGGCGTACGCCGTGGCGTGCGACTTGTTGAAGCCGTACGCGCCAAACGCTTCGATCGCACCAAAAATCTTGTTCGCAAGCTTATCCGCAATGCCGTGTCGCTTTTCGCAGCCAGCCACGAAGTCCACGCGCGCGGCCTTGAGCTCTTCGGCTTTCTTCTTGCCGATGGCCTTGCGCAAGTTGTCGGCCATGCCGGGCGAGAAGCCCGCGACCTCGGTGAAGATCTTGATTACGTGCTCTTGGTACACGATGACGCCCAACGTGTCGGCGCAGATCTGATTGATGAGCGGATGAAAGTCGACCTCGTCACGCTTGCGCTTGTCCTTCTTGCGTACGAGGTAGCGCTCGGCCAGACCGCTGCGCGTGGCACCCGGGCGGTTGAGCGCAGTCATGGCCGCGATGTCTTCAAAGTCTTCGAACTTGACGTCTTGGCAGATCTTGTATGCGCTCGGAGTATCGTACTGAAACACGCCGCCAAAATCATGCGCGGTGAAACGCGCCAACACGGCCGGATCGTTCATCTCGATCCGCTCCATGTCGAGCTTGACCCCGTGGCGCTCCTTGATCGCGTTCACGCAATCGCGAATCACCGTCAGCGTGCGCAACCCGAGCACGTCGAGTTTCACGAGGCCCACGCTCGCGATCTCGTTCATGTCGATCGCGCTGACCTTGATGTCCTGGCCCTTGTGCTTGCGGATCTCCAACGGGATGATATCGGTCAACGTGACGGGACTCACGACCACGCCCGCGGCGTGAATGCCGAGCGTCTTGGCCATGCCCTCCAACTTGCTGGCGTACTTGCGCACCGCGGGGTAGCGCTTGTCGAACGCGCGGCACGCGTCGAACTCCTTGAACGAATCTTCGAGCGTGTTGAACTCGCGCGGATGGCCGTCAGGGCGCTCCAAAATCGACGGACCGATCGCATTCACTTCGGAGAGCGGCACGCCCAGCACGCGCGACACGTCTCGAAGCACGCTCTTGCCAGAGAGCCGGCCCACCGTAGCGATCTGACAGACCTTGTCGTTGCCGTATTTTTTGACCAAATAGTCGATGACCTCGCGACGTCGCGAGTCCTCGAAGTCCATGTCGATGTCCGGTAGATCGTGACGGTCCGGATTGATGAAGCGCTCGAACAGCAAACCGTGTTCGATCGGATCGATCGACGTGATGCCAAGCAAGTAGGCAACGAGCGATCCGCCCGCACTGCCGCGGCCCGGCCCGCAAAAGATCTCTTCCTTGCGCGCGAACGCATACAGATCGCGCACCACCAAAAAATACAGGATCAAGCGCTGGCGCTTCAGCGCTGTCAGCTCGATCTTCAATCGCTCCGCATAGCGCCCGAGCGCATCGCCCGCGGGGATCCCATGCTTGTGCGCATACGACCGCGCGCGCGCCGGGATGCCGCGCCACGTCCAGCCGTCCAAGCAAATGTCTTTCAGAAAACGAAAGTCGTCGCCTTCATACTTCGCAGGGATCCCGGGCGAGGGCAGCAGCGCGCGCAGATAGTCGATCTCGATCTTGACGTCGCTGCGCTCCGCGAGCTCGATGGTCGAGTCGAGCGCTTCTCTGATTTGCGACTTGCGAAGGTAGCCATGATGCCGGATGAATGCGTCGCGCATCTGGGCGCGCGTACGAAAGTAGAACTCGTCTCCGTCGAACCGAAAGCGATCTTTGTCGCTCACCTTCGCGCCCGTGCCAATGCAAAGCAGCACGTCGTGCGCGTGGCTATCCTCGGGATTGACGTAATGCGCGTCTTGCGTGGCCAGTAGTTTTGCGCCGGTGCGCTTTCGCAGCACGTCCACGTCGAACTGATTCACGCGCGCTTGATCTTCGATCGCGTGCGGCTGAATCTCCAAGTACATGCGATCGCCAAAGGCGTCGTGCAACTTGTCGACATAGGTCAGTGCATCGCGGCGCCGGCCCTGTAGAAAACTGTCGTGCGCTGGCCCGTTCAGGCAGCCCGTCGAAATCGCAAGGCCTTCGTTGTATTCGCACAATGCATCGATGTCGACGCGTGGCTTGTAGTAGAAGCCTTCCACGTACGATTTGCTGGACAGCCGCTGCAGGTTCAGCATGCCTTCTTGCGTCAACGCCCAACACGTCGTGTGCCAGCGATCGCGAATGCCTTCACGGTCCTCGTAGGCGCGAATCGTAGCGCGGCGATCGTTCTTCTTGACGCCTGCCAAAAGCGTCGCTTTCTCTTCGTCGGTCACGCCCTTGCGGTGCATGTCGCGACTCACATAGAACTCGATCCCGTAGATCGGTTTGATGTTCGCTTTTTCAGCTTCCTTGCGCAGCTGCAAGTAGCCGCGCATCGAACCGTGTTCGGTGAACGCGAGCGCCGGATTGCCGCGCTCCTTGGCGGCCTTCACGTAATCACCCACGCGGCCGCAACCGTCGAGCTGTGACATGTCCGAATGCGTGTGGAGGTGGACGAAGTCTTCGGTCTTCTTGTCGCTCACTTGGCCTCGCGCTCACGTTGGTAGACTTCGAGTCGATAGCGACACACCGCCTTGAGAACGTCGTCGAAATCGCGTTCAAGAATCCAGTTCATGTATTTGCGCCCGCGCGGCGTCGTCACCACGACCGACAGCTTCTCGCCGTTGAACACCGTGCCAAATAGCAAGAGCGCGTCGGTCCCCTCGCTGTTCACTTTGTATCTGCCGCTTTTGCTGTGCGCCCCGGCGCTGAGTACCGGCTTCGGCACTTCCGGACGTGCTGGCGCGCTCGGCAAGCCCTCCACGCGCTCGCCTCGGGCCCAACGACGCAACTCGTCCAGGGTGGGCACTAGGCGCCTCCTACGGCGTTCAGCACGTCACGCACGACCCGCGTCAGCGACGCGCCTTCGTCCCACGCCGCCATGCGGCCGACCGCGCGCACGTTGTCGGCCCACATCGGGCGCTCTTGCAACGCGACCAGCTTTCCGTAGGTGGCGAGAAGCTCCCCGTCGTCGTGCCAGCCGTCCGGAAACAAATAGTTGAGGTCCGAGGTCACGGCGTCTTCTGCAACGACTCCTGAGAACTCGCAGACGTATCCGCTTTCGTCCCCGTGGTACAGCCGGTGAATGGCGTTGCCCGGCGTGTGAGGCGTATAGACGACGTCCCATCGAAGATACCGGTCTTTGTTCGCCCGCACCGACAGCAAGTTCAGCGTGACCGCCATGGCATCGCGCGCGCCTTCAGTCTTCACAAACTTCGATTCCCAGAGCGGCACCGTCTCAAGCACCAAATCCACCGGCCCGCCCAGGCTACTGATGTCGCGCACGACCTTCTGACCGGTCGACAAGCGCTTGACCAAATCCCGCCAGTCGAGCGACACCGCATAGCGTTTCGACGTCACCTCGGGATCGCTCAAGCCGGCCGAGTGCACGGGCATCGCAGTCAAACGCGTTTTGCGCCAATGCGCATGATGCACGGCGTCCGAGACACGCCGCGGACACAGCGCCACTTGGCCCGATCGCAACAGCCCCGTGGCGAGCGTGTATTCGCCATACAGCACGCCAAGTCCGTCGAGCAGTCGCAGCACTTCCGGCGTGCGTTCGAGGTACTTGTGCGTGGGCAAGTACGCCGATGCGCCCAGCGTTTTCGATGGCTCGACGATCACCACCGTATGCCCGCGCCCGCGGCATAGGTACGCCGCAATCAACCCAACGACGTCGCCCCCATTGACACAGATGCGCATGGGTTCATGACTCCGCGGCCGGCAGCCGAATGATGCCCTTGTGAAATGCCCGCGCGATCACTTCCGCGGCGAGCGATGCGCCTTCCTTGCTCACCAGGCAGGTAGACGAAAGAAATCGCCCTTCCACAAAATCCACGGGCGAAACCTTCTTCAGCGCCTGAGCCGACAGAAGTGATTCGAGCGTCGCGCGATCGAACGGAAAATGAAACTGCAGACTGTGCGTGCGCACGGCCAACACGGCGCGCGCGATCGGCCGCCGCGAGATCCGTTTGCGCCTGCCATTCAAATCGCGCTTGATGCTCTTCGCGTACAAGGTCACGTAGCGAGACGACTTGAAGCGATCGATCAAAAACAGTTGCCCGACTTCCGCGCTCGCCTGATCTGCGGCCAATGTCCGCTGAAGCGCACGCTGCAGCCGCGACACGAACCACAAAACCAGCTTTCGTGTCGCAGCCAGATCCTTGCGTGACTTTTCGCGTAGCGCGCGCGTCGCAAACTGCCGCGCCTTGACGAGCGCATGAACGCTCTTTCGCTTGCTCTCGTCGCTGCGACTACGGACCTTGCGCGGCTTGCGCGGCTTCTCTTCGTCCGGATGACGGATCGTGAGTCGGCCATTGCGAATGCCGTAGCGATCAATCGCGCGCGTCAGCCACTGCTGAAAGGCCTCGCTGTCCCCTACTGCGAACGCATACACCCGGCGCTTGCCATCGGGGTCGCGCACTTTGCGAAGCTTGAGCAAGTCACGCGCCTTGTGGCCCTGCACGCGCACAAGACGCTGCAGAGCCACACACCGGTCCCGATACACGCACGGCATGCGTTCCTCGGGCGTGCGCGCGCGCGGCCGCCCGTCGCACTCCGGATTGCCCCGGTCGTACTTGCGCAAACACACAGGCAGCTTCCGGCCATAGTCGAGCGTCGTCTCTGTCGTTTCAGTCACAGGTATGCCTATCCACGTAGGTACGAACTATCGTGGAATCGGTCAGGTCGCTGAAATCGCGCGAGATCAGTTCAAGCGCCGCTTCCCGAATGCGGCGCAACGCCCAATCAACTTCGTTCTTCGACAGCCCCAAAAATCGACAAATCAATGGGATCGTCGGCTCGGTCGCGAGCTCATCCAGCATCAGCATGCGCAAGCCCCGGGGAGGGTTCGACTTGCACTCCAACACGTGTCGATCGCGCTCACTCAACACGCCGGCTAGCTGCACCTGAAACGCCGACGCAGTGCGCTCTTCATCGGCTTCAGCAAGCGAAGCGTCAGGCGCCGACACCGGGGATTCGATCAGGTCCAAGAAGTCGGGCGGGCCTGCGTGCGTGTTCCTGGCTATCTTGTTGTTGCTGCCTCCGCGCCAGTTTTCGCGCATGAGCTTCGGCTCTTCGAACGGCAGCCACAGAGGCTCGCGCTTGCCGTCTTTCTCCACGATGAGATGCGGCAGTCGACACTGCGTCCGGTACTTCGCCCACTCCTTCAGAAAGTGACGCCGCACCGCAATCTTGGCGAAATTGTAAATGCCGCCGCGCGAAGCGTTGTAGTCATACTTGGCGAGCGCGCAAATCAATCCAAGGCGCGCCTCCTGAAGCGCTTCTTCGCGGGTCAAATTGAGCTGTCGCTCAAAGCGCCGAGCGTTCGACTCCAAGATCGGCCGTACCAACTTCTCGACCCCTTGATAGATCCGCTCGTCGTCACCGGCCATATAGATCCCTTCATGCAAGGTCTGTCACGCGCTGCTTCATCGCCCGGAAAACATCGAGCGCCAGCGTCGCAATGCTGCTCACGTAAACAAACTTTGCGCCCGTGCGCGCGTTGTAGAACATGCGCGGCGCCTCGGTGCCGGCACCGAACCCAATCACTTCCACGCCCGAGCGCGTCACGCGCAAGATCGCGTCGCGCAAATGCGCCTGCAACGCGCCGTAGTCGGCCACTTCCTTTTCGTCTTCGCAGCCGTTCCACGTCGCCGGCTGGCCATCACAAATCACAACCAGGATCTTACGCGGCTCACGTCGCACCATCAGCCGCTGCCACGCCCACAGCACGGCCTCGCCGTCGACGTTGCTGCCATACCCGGAGATGCCGCCGAAGCGCGCGCGTGTAGCGCGCAAGTTCTCTTCGAACGCCTTGAACACGATGTGCCGAAGCGGCGGCCGACAAAAATACGGCCCGCTCAAATCCGCGGGCACAATCCCCGTGGCAGTCGAGTCCAGCGCAGTGTAGCCGAGCCACTCGTTTGGAATGCCGAGCGCCGACCAGGTCTCGACCAACGCCACCGCAGTGCGCACGGCATAGTACGCGCCGTGACTCGCGTCGCGGTTGGTGCGCATGGAGCCGGAGCAGTCGACCAGGCCCGTAATCGCGGTGTTCAAAAGACGCTTTTGCGTCAGCTCGGTGAATAGATCCTGCGAGCCCGTGCGCACGTCCGCCAGCGTGTGATCGTCCACATCGCCGCGATCGCGACCCGAGCGCACGCGCCGGCGCGTCCAGGCCGATACCAGCGCGCGCTGCTTCTGGCGCAAGACACGGATTTGCGGCAGCACTTCGGCGCGCGCCGCGGAATACACGTACATGTTCGATTCGGACTCGCTCACGATGTCGAGCGCTTGCGCCTTTGGATGCGGGATGTAGCGCTGATGTTCGACGGCGTCGTGGATCACGTACTCTTCCATCGCGCTGCGAACGATCTCGGTGAGGTCGACGACTTCCGGCTGGTCTTCCGCTGTTGACTTCTCGCTCTCGCTCTCGCTCTCGCCATCGTCCTCGTCGTCTTCGCCTCCCTTGCTTTCGCCCTTGTCTGTCTTGTCTTCGTGCACATGCTTGACCTTGGCGAAGATGCGCGCGGCGAGCGCCAGCGAAGCGTCAACCCATTCGCCAACGCCCGTTCGCATGTCGCGTAGCTCGGCCTGGCACGCGCTCAGGTAGTCGCCGTATTCCTCGTCGGCCCACGACGCATCGAGCCCGTGCGCACGCAAAATCATCGCGGCAGCGAAACAGCTCCACCAGTTTTCGCACGCCGTCGAGCGCGCCGCCCAGTCCTGCGCGGCCTTCACATTGATCGCTTCCAAGTTCTGCGCCACGCCCACATAGAGCGCGCTGTAGCGGCTCTCGATCCGCACATCTTCGACCACGTTCAAAAGAAGCTTCATGCGGCTATCGGTCTGGCCCTTCAACACCTCGATCGGCGTTATGCGCTTGGCTTCGCGATGCCGGCGCTCTTCTGCCACGTGGCACACTTCATGGTCGAGCATGCCGTGCAGCCAATGCCGCTGCTCACGCGGCAGATAGTCCGACGTAAACGGGATGCGGATCACTTCGCCGTCAGTGTCACAACGCGCGCCCGACGGCACGATCCTAATTTTCCACTCGGAAGACATCGCGCGCGCAATCCGCGTGAACGGTCCGGCCAAGCCGAGCAGCTCGGAGCAAACAGCCTTTCCCTTCACGGCGTACCTCCGCCGAAGTGACGCTGAATGATGCCTGCGACAAAGATGCTTTCTTCGCGCGGCAAACGATTGGTCACGGTGTACGCCGCGGCCCGAACCGGGTCGCCCATGCGCGCGGCTTTGCGTGCCCACATCATCAGGCGACGCGGCGAAAAACTCGACGCCACAGAATCAGCTTTCTGCGCGTCGCGAATCTTCGTCGCCGTCGCCACCATCTTCTGCGCGATGTCAGGCGAGATCCCGGACGCCTGCACAAGGCGCTTGATCTCGCTCGTGACGTCAGGATAGTCGAGCGTAATCACCGTGTGAAAGCGATCGAGCAAGGCTTCGTTCATCGGCGTCGTGCCTGCGTACAGACCCGACTCGTCACCCCAACCGAGCGTGTTGGCTGTAGCAATCACGCGAAAGCGCGGATCGAAATCGATCTGCTCTCCGCCCTTGTTCGCAAGCATCAGCGAACGCGGCGACTCCAACACGGGGAAGAGCACAAACATGACTTCGGCCGGGCCCGCGTCGATTTCGTCGATCAAGAACCAGTGCCCATGCCGCGCCGCGTCCGGCAAAACGCCGTGCTCGTAGATCGTGACCGACTGCCCTGACGCTTCATCGACCGAAAGCGTCTTTGCGCCGACGAGGTCGCTCACGCGCATGTCGCCCCGAAACGGCATGCGCCGCAGCGGCGTGTTGGTGATCGCGCCCAACTCCTTGACCAGCGTGGACTTGCCGACACCGGGAGGTCCCACGATTAGGACGTTCTCGTTGTCCTCCATGGCGAGAGCCAGAGCGTCGAGCGCCTCGCGCTCTACCGTGCCGAGCGTCCAATCTTCGTCGTGCACGGGCACAAAGCCCTGCGAATGCTCGTCGTTCTCTCGTAGGCGCATGCGCGCAACTCCGAACTTGAATGAGCAATCGTCGAGGCTCGACGATACCTTACGACGTGCAGTCTCTGACATCAGCGGCGCGCCTGGATGACGCGCCTGATAGGCGTCGACGTCATCATGCAGAGACGACACGTGATGATCCACACGGTGGAACCATTTCGAGCAATCGCGACACTGCACTTTTTCGCGACCGCGGGCATCGTGACGCTCACTCGCTGAACCCATGGGGCGCCGGTGATAACGCGCGAACACACGCGCGGTCAAGCGCATGAGTCGCTCGCCAACGACATAGGAAACTACCAGGTCGCTTCAACGCGCACTGAAAACACACCGGATCACATAGCCGCTTTGTTGACGACTCGAAGCAGGTGAGTGCGTGGCGTTTTCTATGAGTAAGTACCGATACGCTTCAACTCACCATCTTTTTTCCCAGGCTTTCCGTGATTGTCGAAGCATGGCCGAAAGCTTCGGGCCCCGGGACGAGCGCCACAAGACGGCCTCGTCCACGGCTCTGTGCGCCTGCTTGCGGGTCGACTCGCCCGGGTCCAGCTTCTTGCCTGCCTTGGTTCGCAGCGGCAGCTTGGCGATGTAGATTTGCTCGAAATGCAGGCTCAGCCGCTCGGCCAGCTTGAACGGCGCGACCTCTTCTTCAGGGTCGAGCATGATCGTCACCGCGGCCTTGGGAGGCAGCGACCGCAGCATCGCCAGCTGCTCGTCGTGGAGTTCCTTCCCGCCCAGCGCCAGCGCCGGCAAGTCGTGCTGATAGAGGCGCACGGCATCGAGCGGCCCCTCACAAAGCACGATGTCGCCTGTCACCCGTGAGACGTGCCAGCCGATGAGCAGACGCCGATGGTCGGCGCCGGGCGGGTTCAAATACTTCGGACCGAACACATCATCTGACATCGCACGCGCGGTCCATGACTCGCCAGCCGGGCAACTGATCGGAATGATCAACCGGTCGCCATACTTGCCCTTTCGGCAATACCCGAGGCCCCACGACTTGGCCGCGGCCGCCGTGATCCCGCGCTCCTTGAGATAGCGCGGAAACTGCCACGGCGTCGCGCGGTCCGGATCATAGATCTGCACGTAGTATTCGGGCAGCTCGACGTTGACGTTCGGCGCCGGCTCTTCGTCTTCCACGATCGCGTGCGGCCGGATCGCCCTCACGCGATCGGCCAGCGAAAACACATCTTGCTTGCGGCGCAGCTTGACGCTGCGCGTGAAGATGAAGCCGCGCGCCTCACTCCACGAAATGTCTTCGACCTCAGCGACGAGCCCCACCACCGTATGCGCGCGAAAGTCGCACTTCCAACACACGTACGCGCCCGTCTCGATGTTGACGTAAAACCCGCCGTAGCGATCGCACGCCGGGCAGACGGCTGTCATCTCTTGACCGTTGCCTGCTTGCACAGACTTGGCATTCGTCAGGTTCGCGTTCACGTAATCTTCGATGTCGAAGCGCACTAGCGTCGCTGTTTCTTGCGCGTCGCGCGCGCAACCTTGGCGGACTCGCGCGACTTCAGCTTGCGCTTTCGAGCGGCAACGCCGTCGAGCTTCGTGCGCTCACGCCGCCGCCGCTCTCGCGGAAACTTTTCGGGCAGTTCGTCTGTGCTCATTCGCGGGGCTCCTTTAGATCTCTGTCCCGTCCAACATCGTCACGCGCAACCATATCTCGCCTGCAGGCGCGTCAGTCGTGTCGCCCTCCAACACGACAAGTCGCGAGCCAAGCGCTTTGAGCTTGCGCATCTCGGCCTCCGGCCAGACAGGGTCCTCGCCACGCTCTTTGCGTCTCGCGTCCATGGCCGCAATCGCGGCCGCGATCCTCACAGCAGGCCGAATGAATTTCTTGTTCACGGGCTACGCCACGACCATTTCGACCTCACGTAGCCGCGCACGCGAAATCCGCACTGCTTTACGCTGCACGTCGAGCCCCAAGAACTGCCTGCCTGCATAGAGCGCGGCGACACCCGTTGCGCCGCGGCCGCAAAACGGATCGAACACCAGGTCTTTGGGCTTCGAACTATTTTCGATCAGCTTCGCGCACACGCTCACGGGTTTCTCTGTCGGCCCCGGCGCGCGCCCGCCCAGCGTCGTCTTACTCACGCGCTTGCACGGCAGCACCGACGCATGGCTATGCGTGTTGAGATTGCGCTTGCCCTTCTCAAGAAACACGATGAACTCGTGTTGATTCGGGTAGTGGTAGCCTTGCCCGCGATGAAGCTTGTCCCACACGATTCGCTTCCACCACACGAAACAATCTTTGCCTCCGCGCGCATCGGCCATGGCCATCACAGCGGCACGAATCACGTCGCTCGTTTCGTCGTCGCAAAAGATGTAGCAATGCGAGTCCGGCGCGAGCACACGATACAGCTCGGACAACAGCTCCGGGAAGCGGTCGTTCTGCATGATCGGGAACCACTCGCGCAAGCGCGGGATGCGCGTGCCCGTCAGTAGGCCCGCCGCCTTCTCTCGCTCGTACTTGCGAATGCGCGCCTTGCTATCGCGATACTTTTCGAGCGACGCGTACGGAGGATCGGTGATGATCAAATCGACCACGCCGTCGGGGATCAGCCGCATGGCCTCGAACGCGTCGCACACGAATACCAATGAGTCCGCGTCGCGCACTTCGAGCCAGTTCGCCGCGCACTCCCAGCGCCAGCGAAGCAGACTGTTGCCCACGATCTCTGTCTCAGTCGAGCTCGTCTTCGTCGTCTTCATCGTCGTCGCCGCCATGATCGGCCTCCCGAGTTTCCTTCATCGTCATGCAAGCAAAGTCGCACTCCACGTTGACCATGAACCGCGAATCGCCGTCTCGATACTTGCCCAAATACAGTTCCATCAGCTTGGCGCCCTCTTTCACCACGGGCTCGCCGAGCTCTTCGCCGCCGTCGTCGAAGTCTTCGTCGTCGTCATCATCTGCAAGTACCGTCTTGCGGCCCTTCCGCTTCATTTCGGCCGGGTCGTTGAGTGACATCACCATGTCCGCGATCCGGCTCTTGTCGTAGGCTTCGCTGCTCGCTTCGGCTGTGGCGACTTTCGTCGCCCACTCCCTGCCCGCGTGAGTCGACGACATGACGAAGTAGCCGTCTTCTTCGGCGAGCTCCTTCGCGGCCCAGTAGACCTCGGCTTGCTGCAGACGAAAGTTGCCGCCGTAGGTTTCGAGCGCGCGCAAATGATCGGCGCTGTCCAAAAAAATCGCGTCGGCCTGAAAACCGTGATCCTGTCGGATGTCTTCGATGGCGTTGCGCACATCCGTGATCGTGGCGGAACGCACCGGCATCGACACGATGTGCAGGCGGTTACGAAAACGCTTTCGCGCCTTGCGCAAGCGCGCGCGAATCGTGCGCAACTCGCTCGGCTTGAAGTCGAAGCCCTTGAACTTCTGATACTGCAGGCCTGTCCATCGCGAGTCCTGCCGCGCGGCGATCTGACGCGCTGGCATTTCGAATCCGAAGTAGATCGCGTTGTAGCCACGCGCCACGCACGCCTGTGCGCTGTTGGTGAGAAAGATCGATTTGCCGCGTCCGGTCGTGCCCATGATCAGCGCGAGCTCACCCTTGCGACCGCCGCCCGAAAGCGTCTTATCGATCCGGGGGAAGCCGAGCGGAATCGTAGTGAACTCGTCAGGGTGATCGCGCTCGTATTTGCGCTGCGCCTGCCGCTCTTTGAAGCCTTCGATCCAGCGAATGTGCGTGTAGTTGCGTTGCCGAACAACGCCGCGCGAAGCTTTCTCGATCGCCTTCTCGGCGTCATCGATCTTGCCCTTCTCCAAGAGCGTCGCAGACTCTTCGATCGCGAGCTGAATGCCGACGTGCCTGACAAAGCGCTCAAGCTCTTCGAGCACAGCGCGCGGATCTTTGACGCGCGCGCGAAACACCTTCCGGGCGAGAAGCAGGTAGGGCTTGCGCTTCTCTGCCTTGTCGAAGTCTCGCCGGGCACGTGACGCGATGATCTTGCCCGAGGTGCGTTCGTGGTACTTGGTCCAGTTGTCGTGGATGACGCCCCACAACCAAGACCGCTCCTTGCTTGCGAAGTGGTGCTCTTGGCACACGCGCGCCGCGCGCTTCAGAAACGCTTCGTCGCGAAGCGACTCGGCCAAAACCGCGTCTTCGTAGGCTGCGTCGAAGTTCAATGCTTCGTCGCCTTCTGCTTGTCCAGCTCCACATGCAGCGCGTGCACATGAGAATAACACCAGGGACAAACGCGCAGCCCGCAGCGCTCGCACATGCGACGCTTCTTGTTGCGCGGCGCTTCGTCGCCGCAGTCTTCGCAAAGACGCTTTGGAGTCAGAGTGATCATCGTTCAGCGCTCAATCCAGAAGTACAACAAAATCGTCAGCAAAAGCATAAACACGAGGCACGCACACATCACGAGTCCGCTAGACACGCCAGCCTGCTCAAGAACAAGCCGACAAAGAAAGCCCGCAGTTCCAACCACGGCCATCTGTAGATAGTGACTTTTCACTGGCTCCCAACTTGACTCGAATCTGCAGCGGGCCGCCTTCCGCAAGCGGTGCATAATCCCCTACGGCGAGCACGGGATACAGCCTGCGTGACCGCTGCAGATTCCAATCAAGTCGGCTCGCTCACTCCAACAAATATTTCATGAGAGCCGCTTCAGGATGCTCGGGCTCCGCGGCCAACACTTCGCGCAAACATGCGATATGCACGAACGTGTCCCATTCCGTGTCGAACGCATCGCACTCGTCGGTCGAGCAAAACCAACAGCCGCCCTGGTTCGCATAGAGCTTGTTCTTTCCCTTGGGCGCTGGCACGGGCGCGCGCTCGATGCAGGCTTGGATCCGGGCGACCTCTGCCATCTCGGCTTCGTCTGTTGGCGCATCGCTCTTGCCCATGGTCATTTGCCCTTGCCTCCGAAGCGCATGGCGCGCTTCATCCGTCGCTTGTGGTCGCGCCTGCAGTCTCCCGGTTCGAGGGACACAACCTGGTAGCGGCCCTCGATCATGCTCTCGATCGTGGCCCCATACATCTTACAGAGATCATCGTGGGCCGCGTTCGAACCGAGCAACACGGGCTCTCCGTCGTCGTAGCGGCGCTTGAGAAACGACTCGAACTGTGACGTCGTGAAGCTATCTGGCTTGAACCGCTCTTTGCCGACTTCGTCGATCGCAACAAAGTCGCTTTCGAGCATGGCCTGCAGTCGCTGGTCGGCGTCGCGATCGCGAAAGCCGCGCTTGATGTCCGCATCGAGCTGAGTAAGCGTGGTGTAGTACGCAGTGAATCCGCGCTTGATGGCCTGCGTAAGCAGGTACGACATGAACATCGTTTTCCCGACGCCGTTGTCGCCCACAAAAAGCAGCGAGTAGCCGTTGCGCAACGCGCGCTTGAGCCGTCGCCGATACCGCACCACGACCCCGCGAAAGACGGTTTCGTTGTACGAAACGTCCGAGCTCGCCACGCCCCAGAACGTGCGCGGGATGCAAGCCTCGTAGCACGCCAAACGATAGCGACAGCGAGGATCATCCTCGCCCAGCTGATCGGCCACCGCTGTTGCAAACTCATCACACTCGACCTCACTTCGCATACAGGTTCCGCGCTGCCCAAAGAGACATATCGCGCAAGGGACCCCGTCCGATGAAAATGTCCCGACCGTTGGCTATCCCGAGCGCGTTCTTCTGCACGGTGAGAAGGTACCGGTCGTTGAGCTCGGTCGTGGAGAACCCAGATTTTTCCAGCCCCGACCGCAGCCGGGGATCGAGCCTCGATGTGTCGCTGAAGCTGTTGCCCGCCTTGGGGCGCAAGTCGCTGCCATCCGCCTCGGCCGTCGAGGCGCCGATGCGCGCGCCACCGGGCGCCGTCTCGTCGAGCACAAGCCCGCACGCGACGGTGTCGATGTTGGCCGGCGCAGAGAGAAACGAAAGCGTCGGCACCGTCATGTGCGATGCGCGCCGAAAGTGTTTGATGTTCGCGTGCCAAAACTGCATCAGGTGCCGCGGCGTCACTCCGCGCTGAACGCACAGGACTCCGGCCGCGGCTGCATACTTTCGCTCTTTGCTCGTGACTTTGTACGAAACCACGGGTCGACCCGATGCACGTTCCGCCGCACGACGGTAGCGCGAGTAGAGCCGGCAAAACTCCGACTCAAGCCGTTTCACCAGCGCCATGCGCTCGGGATCCCGGGACTTGCGATCGAGCACAGCGCACATGAGCGCGTGCTTGGGCCGGCGAGGGTCGAACGTCACGATGTCCAAGTCGTTCCAATCGAGCACCTCGATGCCCCGGGCGCGGTTGGCTGCGTTGCGCACGTCGCGTCTTGCGCGATTGCTACTTCGTAGCAATCGTCTTCTGTCTAATTCTTCTCTCTTACAATTACTGATCTGATCTCTATACGCAGCCAATGCGTCAAAATATTGACCTTCAGCTATAAACTTCTGGCGTTTCACACGTGAGGTTGAAGCGTGCATTTTTTGACCGATCTCTGTTGCGTGGGCTGTCGTGAAACCCAGAGATTTGTGGGGCGCCCCAAATGGCATTTGGTAAGTGCGTGACGGAAACGGTAACTGAGTGAACGAAATGGGTAAGTGATTGACTGATTCTGGTAAGTGCGTGGCGACCCCTAGAAGGCCATAGCTATTCGGAGGATCCAGCGACACAGATTTCCCCGATACCAGTTCTCGAAAATGCATCTCTGAAATCGGCGAGAACAGAAGCGAGGAAAAACGTGTGAAGCCGTGCCCGCGTTCCAAGAGCGGCTTGCGCACGATCACGATGATGGTCCGGCGCCACGGGCCGTGCGGGATGAACATGATGAAGCCCTTGCGTTCGAGCTCGCGAAAGAGCTCGTCGCCTTGCCGGCGCGAATAGCCGAGCAGCTTGGACAGCTGCCCGCGGCCCATGCGCAGCTCCGAGCGCTCGGCTACCGACATGCGAAGCCAGATGGCGTATGCGCCGCGCGTCAGCTGCTCGTACGCCTCGACGAGGCCGCACGGCCCCTCGTCTGGGTAGAGCGTCGGGACGGCCTTGATGCGTTCCTTGCGGTCGCGTCGCTTGCCTAGTCGGCGTCGCATTCGAGGACCTCAGCGCTGAACTCCGACTCCGACCGGTAGACCTTGAGCCGGGCCTTGCTGTGCTTCTCGAACACGCTCGACATGCAGTCGTAGAAATCGATCATGATCGGCACCTTGTCGCTGCCCTCCACGACCGTCAGGTTGCGCTGGCGCTGCCACGTTTGCTTTTCGTCCCGGCCTCCCTCGGCGTTCACCACGATCTCGACGTCCGGGATGTCCACGCCTTCGCCGAGCACGTTGCCGACGAGCACGTGCGGGCCGCGCTTGCTGCAGAACTCGTCGACGTAGTCCATGCGCTGGTCATGCGGCGTCGTGCCCGTGAGCACGCGGAAGCTGACGTCGAGCTCTTCCAATGCCGTGCCGATCGCTTCGATGTGCGCGAGCTCGCGCGCGATCACGAGCACCTTACGGGGTTTGTCGGCATGCGCGTAATCGCGCACGATGCGCGCAATCATCGTGTTGCGATGCGCGTTCTCAGTGATGCATTGCTTCTTGAGCGTGGCGCTGTACTTCGCATTACGAAGCTCGGCCGGCTCGTGAACGCGGTACATCTTGACCGTCTGCGGCAGCAAATAGCCAGCCTGGATGAGCCGTGACGCGGACACCTCGTAGCGAATCGGCCCGCATGCGCCGCGCAACCAGATGATCCCTGACTCTTGTTCTTTGGTGTTGTCGAAAAAGATCGTGGCCGACACGCCGATCTTGAAGCGCGCGTCCAGATCGATGAACACGCGATACCAGTCGCCGTCACCTCGCACGTGATGCGCTTCGTCGAACACGCCCACGTCAAAGCGAGACATCAAGTTGGCGTATTCCGGATGCGCAGCGCGCCCCTTTTTCTTGCGCGTCTTGCGCACCGGCGCCATGTTCGACAGCGACTGAATCGTGGCCACGGTGAAGAACTGCACGTCGAACACGCCGTCTCCGATTTGACCGATCGGGGCGTCAGGCATGCACTCACGCAAGCTGGCGATCGTTTGGTGCAGAAGCCAGCGCGACGGAACGACGATCACTGCGCTGCGCCCGAGCTTGTGCAGCACGCGCGCAACTGTCTTGGTCTTGCCCGAGCGAATGGGCATCTTCAACACACCACGGCCGGGGACCGCGCCTCGCAACAGCCCGCGCACGGCTTCGTTTTGGTAGTCGCGCAGCACGACGTCGGGATTCCACTCGAATCGCTTGAAGCGACTGTGGAGCTTCGTATCGAACACGACCGAGTAGGGGACCTTGCGCTTGCGCAAGAGACGCGCGATCTCTTCAGTCATGCCTGACGGCGCGTGGTAGCCGCGCTTTTGCGTGAACTTGAAGAGATGCTCTTTGCCGTCCCACCGGCGCGACTTGTATGCGGGCGAAAACCAGTAGCCCGCGACGCGGTAGGAGCACACGGCGTCGAGCGCGCGCAAGGTCTTGAGGTCAACCCCGTCGACGCGAACGAGGCGATTGGAAATTCTCAACGTGACGGCCACAGCGTTACGTACCGAGCGCACAGCGCGCACGCGTGCATGTGCGCTATTTGGGCACCTAGTGCGAGGCGATAGCTACGCCCGCCAAGGCCCCTGCAAGCGCGCCTACGGCGAACCACAAAAAGGGGCTCCGCCACCATCGGTCAAGGTCGGTCCGGGCAGCCGTGGCGTCGTCTTGCGCCGCGCGCATGGCCTTGTCGCTGGCCACTGTCTCGGCTTTGAGCTTGGCCACTGCGTCGCGCTGTGAGGCGATTGCGTTGCGTAGGTCAATCGCCTCTGCCGTCCGCTGTAGGTCGATTTCGTTGTATTTTTCCAGCTGTAGGCGAAGCTCGGGAACCAGCTGATGGGAAGCCCGCAGCTCTTCGGCCGTGGCCAGCACAAACCACACGCCTGGCACGCCTAGGCGGTCTTGCACGACGCATGTGGACTCGCGCGTCGCCAACGCCGCGGTGTCGCAGGCGCGCGCCGCGGAGGCGCTCACGAACGCCAGCGCGACCAAACTACAGGCCAGCGTCCGAAAACATCTTTGCGACTTCGTCATCCGTTCGGCCCTCCAACGACGTAGCGTGCGCGAGCTCGGCCGCCCGCCGTTTGCTGTCCGCGATCTGGATCTGTAGCTCGGCCACCTTCCCAGCGTGCTCGTCGGCGTTTTGGGTGAGCACTTCGACCTTGGCTTCATCGCGTGCGACCGACGTGCGAATGCGCTGCACTTCGATCGCATCTTTGAGGTTTTCGACTTGGTTGCGCTTCGAGCGCAACACGACGAGCGCACCCAAGAGCGTGCCCGCGGCCGCGGCGAGCGCGGCAGGATGAGCCCAAAGCCACTTCGCTGCGGCCACGATGGCGCCCCACGCGCGCGTCAACCACGCGATCGCGACCGTCATGATTCCTTCCCCAAAGAAGCTTTGCGGAGTTTGGCGCGAGCCTTTTCGAGCGCGCGCAGCCGCCGAACTTCTTCCGCCAGCACGCCGATCGCTTCGGCCGTCGTGAGCTGTTCTTCGAGCTCTGCCTTCGGAATGGCCGGCTCGCCCTTGCGCGAGCGTATCGGTCGCGACGAAACCGTAAAGAGCACACGCCGACCGCTCGGATGATCTGGCGGACACAAACGATCCGCGCGCGCGAGCGCCTTTTTGAGCGACATCATTTGCTGTCACCGATCGGCGGCGGCACTGTTGGCAGCTGCGGCAAATTCGCGTTTGCGTCAGGGCGACTGTCATGCACGTGGCACGGCAACGGCAGACCACATGGATACAAATCATCGCCACGGACATTGCCGCCTACCTGCACGCGACAAGTCCCCGGAGTCACCGGCGCGCCGTCCGGTGCTCGCAGCACGATTGGCGGCGGCAGCATCGACTCAGCGAGCACGATGCCGCGCGACAGCATGAAATGCTTCCACGCGGCCACTGTCCACGCGGCCATAGCTCCCGCGACGAAGTGATACAGAGCGCGCGCAAGCCACGTGTTGACCCCGGGCGAGGCTGGCGCTCCGAGCGCGCCCGCAAGCGCACCGGCCAGCGGAGCATGTATGCCGAGCGTCGTGTGCATGAGCGTCATGAACTTGCCGCCCCTCACGGCATTTTCGAGCGTCCAGACTTTGGTCTTGAAGAACTGCCCGACCGTCCCGAGCGCGAACGACATGAACACGAATGGCCAATGCGGCAGCACGTACGTTTGCAATGTCCCTAGTACGCTGTCGTCCATGAACTATGCCTCCTTCTTTCGGATGAGCCGCTGGCCCATCACCATGGTCACGTCCCATTCGGGCGTCACTTCAGAGCTGAAGCCGAGCGACGCCGCGGCGCGCGCGATCGAATCGGCCTCCATGAGAATCAGATCGCCGTTTTCGGAAAAGCCGATCCTGAAGTCGGCCAACGCATCCATGATCGGCGAGCACTTCCAGCGATAGTAAACGCCGTACTCATTGCCACCGGTGAGTCGGTACATGGCGACTAGCACGGGCTCGCCGTCGAGCACCAGACACGGATCGGAATAGACGGTCAAAAAAAGTTTGACGACGTCGCGAAACAGCACTTCGCGCGCCGCCAAGTAGCCATCGATGTGGGCATTGAGCGCGGCCGCATCGGTCAACTCGGTCACGCCCTTGAGGTCGCGACGATTGAGAATCTTCTGACGCGACAGCGTAATCAGGCAGTCGTTGACCTTTCGAATCTCTGAGTACAACACTCCCATGGAAAAGATCCTTTCCGTCAGTAGGTCGGCCGGAACGGCGCGCCGCTCATGATGCAGCCGTCGCCGTTGTTGAGGCGCCCGACTACGAACAGTGTTCCGAGCGCGTTCAGTCCGCCGAACGGGTAGCATTCGCCGACGTCGTAGATGCTCGTGAACAAATCTGACGAGGTCGGCGTCGGCATCGTGACCCTGTCGAAGACTTGCATCGCATTGAGCGAGTAAGGTTGCGTGGCGCTCTTGGTCGACAGATACAACATGCTTTCGTCGAGCAAAGCCAAGCGCAAGTTGGGCTCGTCGAAGTTCGACGTCAACGACGAAATGATCGTCCAGGTCACGCCGTCATCGGAATACGCGATACCGATCTGGGTGTCACTCGATCGCGTGTACAGCGCCACAAACCCAAACACGGGGTTGTTCTGCAGCATGCGATCAAGAAACTTGGGCGTCGTGCCCGTGATGGTACCGGACGACTGCGCCGTCCAAACAATACCATCCGGACTCGTCATCACCTTGCCGCCGTCGGTGGTCACAACGAACAATCCCGTCGGGCCCGACGAGTGCCCCTTGCCGTAGCCCCACGTGATCGCGACGTAGTTGTCTGAAGTCATGCCGGGCGCGCCGGTGCGCTGCGTCCAGCTGGTCAAGTTGGTTGAAGTCCAAATGTAGCCGCCCAAACCCACGGCGCAGAAGATCGCCGTGGCATCGGGTTTGTACGCAATGTCCGTGAAATGGTTGCCAGACGAATGTCGCGAGTTCCACACAGTGGGATCGGTGGTTGTTTGGATCTCGCCGTTGCTCCCTACGGCGGCAAACCCATTCAGGCCCGCTTCGATCGCTTTGAAGTCGCCCGTGTAGCTGCCTCCGGGCGCGTGTGCTGTCCACTGGCCAGAGATGCCCGCGCGCGAAACGATCGAGCCGTGATCGCCTACCGCGACAAATGCCAGCGGGTGATCAAATCCATCCGTTAGGCACGCGATGTCATACAGCGTCCAGTCGGTATTCGTAAAAAGAAGCTTCAGGGTCTGTACGCCGACTCCTTCCGCACGACGCTTGGCCGAGAGCAACGCATGATTCGTCGAGACCAGCATGAGCGCTAACGTATCGTGAAGCGTGCCGGGAGGAAGATCGATCGGGTAACCGGACAGATCCGGGGCGACGATCTTGAGCGTTCCGTCGGTGCCCGCCAATGACGTAATCATCGCGCCGAGCTGCGCCCCGATGGTGCCTGCCGGAATGACAGAGGCGTCAGCCCAGGGCGGCATTGCGGGGGCAGTAATTTTGCCAGAACCTCGCGTGCCCGAAGTCCCCGTGAGGTCGCTGATGATTTTAGCCAGTGCTTGACTGAGGCGCGCAGCGGCGTTGGGCGTCCCGTCCGCCCAGCTCCCGCGCGCCGCGACCGTGAGCTTTCCTGCGCCCGCCTCGCCGTCGGTCGACGTGAGATCCGTGATGATCTTGGCGATCGTATCGCTCAAAATGTCCGCGGGGTTAGGGGTGCCATCGGCCCAATTCGCCAAGGCGGCAGCGGTGAGCTTGGCCGCGCCGCGTCCGCCCGTCGTGGACGTCAGGTCATGAATCAAATCTTCAAAGACGCTTTGCGCGTCACCTCCCGCATTCGACGTGCCATCAGCCCAATCCGGCAGCATCTCGACCGTCACTGAACCGGCCGCCTGTGCTTGGATCAGGTTCTGGTCAGTGATGTCAAACACCGACGGCGTGCCGCCGCCGTTTCCCGTCACCGTGCCGACGAAGAAAACCTCGTCCGGCCGTTCGGACGGGCGGTTGCTGGCGCTGTCGCGAAATACGTGCACGCCAATCAACTGCACCACGTAGTAGGTGCCCGACATGAGCACGTTCGTTTGGCCCAGCAAGCCCACTGTCTCGATCACGTTTTGAGTGCCGTTCCACGTGACCGTGCACGTCTCAATGGCGACCTCCGCTGTCGTTGCGCCCAGTGCCGGCGTAAGCAGAAACACTCGGACCTGTCTACCGACATGAAATCCGGCGCCGCCGTGCTCGAAGAGCGCGTCCACGCGAAACGTCAACGTGTCCACGTTGTTCGTGACGCTGTCAGGCGAGGCCTGCAGGCCAATGCCTTCGATCATGCGATCGTATTCGGGCTGGCCACTACGTGGGTTGATCCGGATCCCAACGGGGTACTCGACGTAAGCCGCGCCGACTTCGTAAAGCTGGCCGTTCTCGTTCTCGAATCTCGCGGTACGATCGATCTGTTCGAGATCGAGCAAGCGGCCGGAGCCATCGTGCGCGAAGCCGTCTCCGTACGTAGGCTTGAGCCCAACCTGGATCAGGTTGGTTCCTGGGCTCGACAGCGGCATCTTTTCCTGAAAAGCGCCCTGGACGAAAAGACGCTTTACGGACGCGCGAATGTCGTTTCGCAAGTACTTGATCAAGTACGAATCGAAATCGACAGACCCCATCAGTTTCCGGTCTGTGAAAAGTGCAAACTCTGCGGCTGTCGGCATTGGACGTGCCCTTTCGTCTTTAGCTTGGAAGTACTTCTTCGGGAGCGGCGCGCTCGATCACATCTTCTTGCAGCGGTAAAAAGAACAACTCCACGTCCGACACCAGCGCAGTTCCGGATCCGTAGTTGCCTGCGAACGCGATTCCGCCATGGTTGTGTGTGGCGTCGAGTAGCTCGACGAGTCGATTGCCATCGAGCCACACCGTGATGCGCGTGGACGCGCCTTCGGGCACCATCGACACGCGCAGCGTGTAGAGCGACTCAGAGTCGAAGTTCAGCCACGTATCGACAAAGAGCCCGTTGTACACGGGCGTTGTGTACGTCGTGCCGAGAGCTATCGCCGTCGCCGTGCCCGCGACCAACTTGAATACGTAGACCGTCCCGCCGTCCGTCGTGTTGACCAAAAATATGTACGCGTCGCCATCGCCCGTGCGGTACGTCTCAAACACCAAGCTGCCGCCACGAAACGTCACGCTCACGACGTAGTTTCGCCAACTGTCCGCGCCGATGACATTGGCGTAGACAGAGTTAGATGGCCCGATAGCCATCTCACCATCGATCACGGTTGGCGTGTCAGTGCCGACTTTTTCTGTCCACTGTGACGAGTCGCCGTCAGTGGTGAACTGATCGAGAAAGCCGAGATAGCTGATCGTGATGTGCTCGCCTCCCGGGCGCGTCAGCTTCGTGAGATTGCGCACCAAGCGCCGATTGAGCGAGCCGTTGTCGACGATTCGCAAGTTCATGCGGTTTTCGTTGTAGTCAGGCGCGCCGTACGAAAGCATCCATGTGTCGTTGCCTTGGTGCTGCTCGCCAAGAACTTGCTCTCCCACCACGTAACGCACGTCGAACCAGTTGACGACACGCAGGCGCGCGCCCGTCGTCAGGCGAAGGATCTCGGCCAACGCATCTTCAGTGCCGCGGATCTTCCAGAACGGTGCCGACGCCGCGATCAAGCGGCGCAACGTCACCGCATCCAAGTCGTTGGTGATGTAGTCGAGCTCGGAGGTCCAGCCCACAATCCATTTCAGAAATGGCAAAAAGCGATCGGCTGATTTCGTGACCGACCACATATCCGGGAGCGTCCGAATCGAACGGTCGATGCCGTCCCACACGCCTTGCGGACCCTGCAAAAAGCGTTCGAGAAATTGCGCGCCGTTGACCTGGTCTTCTTCGCGAATGCCCTCGATCAAAAAACGATAGATAAGCAGCGACAACTCTGGTCGCGGCCGCGACACGATGGAGGCGAACGCACCCGGGCTGAACCCGAGCATCGGCGACGAAGCCGTCTCGAATGGGTTGAACGCGAGGTCTTGAATGATCGTCATGGCGTTTTAGACCTGGGTTTTAGTTCGCGGCGCCGCCGCCGATGACTGCGAAGATGCTCGAACTCGAACTCCCAATGAACGTTCCGCCTGTGTTCGCTGGTGAGCGCGAAGTCCAGTTGGTCCCGTCCGGCGACGTCTGCACCTGGCCAAAGCGGCCGCCCACAACGAAAAGGCCATTCTTCGCGTCCCACGTGCAGCTGTAGCATTCGTTCGAGCCCACAATGGGAGTTCGGGACGTCCACGTGGTCCCGTTCGGAGAAGTCTGGATGCGCCCGACGCTACTCCCGTCGCCGACCGCCAGCCACAGGTCGAGCGTCGGCGAGTAGGCAACGTCCCACACCGTGGCAAACGCCAGCGTCGTGTCAAAGTTTCTTTTGGTCCACGCCGCGCCGTCAGGCGACGTCTGGCACTCCCCGTTGGTCGCGTCTCCGACCGCGACCAGCAAGTTCTGACTCTGCGACCACGCCACGCCCCGGAAGCCGTAGAAACTCCCGACGTAGCTTCCAGCGGCCGTGCGACGCGTCCACGTGATGGCATCGGGCGAGGTCCAGATCGAGCCCTTGTAGCCGACGCCCACGTGCAGCCCGAGGCCTGCAGCCCAGCGCCCGTCGAAGAAGTTGTCGCTGTAGCCAGCGGTGATCGTGCCTGTCGGCCCCGTGCCGGTGCCCGCGTCCGGATCGATGGGCCCTGTCCAGCTCGCGCCGTCGGTCGTGGAGTAGTAGAGCTTGGAGCCGCCCGTGTCCGAGTAGCTGACTACCCACACGCCGTTTCCAAACCATACGGCGCCGATAGACGGTGTCGTGCCGAATGGCGTCGACAGCGTCCATGTCGCGCCGCCATCGGTCGATCGCAGAAAAAGCCCGTTGTCGCCCACCAAGATGACCGTGTCCGTCAGCGGGTTTCGTCCGCCATTGCGCACAATCTTGTTAGGCGCCGGACTGTAGTTGGTGCTGACCCATGAAATGTCATTGGCCGAACGCTGTATCTCAGGCGAGTTCGGCGGCGACGGGCGCGCAGAAGCGAAGATCGTTTGCAACTGCAAGCCAAATGTCGGCGTTGCCGTAATACCGTCGCTCACCGCGGCCGTGTCAGATGCCGATGCCACATAGACACGGGTGCGCTTGGTCACAACCGAGTCGCTCACGGCCACCGAATCGTCGCCAACCGGTTCGGTGTGGTCCAGCCCGTGCGAAGCTTCGTCTGTCACTGTGATGTCGTCTTGGGCCAAGACGACGGCAAACGACGAGCTGCCGATGACAGTCAACGTGTACAGCGCACCGGGGAGTTGCGCTGTGGTCTGCAACGTGACGACGTTCCCTGAAACACGTTTGACGTCGATAGTCGAGATGCCGCCAGCCCATTGGTAGCGAGTGCGATCGTTTGCTGCGGCGTTGTTGGCGATCGGTTCGCTGAAATACACGTCCACTTCGGTGGGCGAAATCGCGAGCACAAGCTGAAGCGTCGGCTCGACGCCAATGCCCTGGTACTCGAACGGGATCCCCGTGCTGGCTTCTTCCGCAGCGCCGCGCAGCGTCGACGCAAGCGCCACCGTGTACGTCGCAAGGTTCGTATGCTCGGTCACGTCGATTTCGACGTACAACGGATTGAGCTGTCCCGCGGGCACGGCGACAACCAGCGGCACAACTTCTGCGCCGCCCGGGGACGTGTTGTGGAAGACGTAGCTACCGGGTCGGCGAAGCGCGTCGTTGATCAGCATCGGCGCCGAAAAATCGATTCGCACTTTGGATTCATTCAGCGCGCGCGCATTGGCGATGAAAAGCGCAAGAATCGGCTGACGCACCAAGTTGTCGCTCACGCTGACGACATCGTTCACGCGGATCATTCCGTCGATCACGATCGACAGTTCGTCCGTCACGACGACGCTGTCGCTGAGCGCGATGCGCGTAACGCTCACAGGCGCGAGTGCATCAGTGACGGCGACGCTGTCGTTTACGCTACGCGTATCGAAGCGGCCGCTCTTGACGTCCACGACGTCAGACGCCGAAAGCGCGTCCGTGACATCCGCGATCACGAGTAGCGCGCCCATCACAGACAGCGCGCTGTCTGTGGTCTCGGAGCTGTCGTCTACGGTGCGATTGAGAAGCGCCATGTCTTTATGGCCTTGCGATCAGGACGTTGATCGTGCCTGCGATCGGCAGCTGTCGCGAGCTAAGCACTACGCCGTCTCCCGGTAGGCCGTCGATAGTGACGGCCGCAATTGAATCGTCGATCTTGAATACTTCGTGGACCAAGCGAGAAATCGGCACGCTTCCGCCGAAGTTCCACTCGTACGTGACGCCGTCTTTCTTCCGCGCTTCAGGCTGCAGCACCTGGGCCAGGCCGTTCTTGACTTGCTCTTCGGTCACGGTCTCCGGCGCTTCTATCTCGACAGTCATGTCGACGACTTTCAAATCGAAGGCGACAGCGTACACGCGCTGGTTTCCGACATAACGCTGCGGCAACGGCGGGCTCGCATATTTGTCGCCGTTGAAGAACACCTCGATCTCGCGCAAGTATTCCGAGGTTGGAATCACCCCGCCCGATCCGCACAGAACAAGCTCCACTGTCTTGACGCCGAAGCCTTCTTCGACAAAGGTCGCGCGACTGAATGGCCGTGTGCCATCGGATGCCACGAACGCCTTCGCCATCACGATCGCGTCATCGCCATTGAGCGCGACGTCTTTGGTGCGCAACGTCGCTGGCCCGGCGAGTTTCGCTCGTTCGAGGCTTTCAGGCGAAGCGCCTTCAGCTTCTGACCACCCACCCGCCTGTCGCGGGTTGTAGATCGTATTGACGAAGGTAAGGCCGGTTTTGTCGACAACGATCGTGTTGGATCCCACGTTGCCACTGACTTCCGCGTTGAAGCGGTAGTCGATCGAGACGTTGCCCTGGCCCAGCGGCGGGATGCGCCCGGTGACGCCGTCGCCCGTGCGCACGGTGGCCCGGTCATTGTCTCCGAGCACGATCGTGTAGTGTCTGTCTTGCGGTCCCGAGCGAAGAAAGTTTCGAACGCGCGTCCATTCTTCGTCGTCCACGGTCACGGTTTCGCTGCCGTCGATGAAGTAGTCGCGCGTCGTCTCGAACTGCTGATTGGGCCCGCCATTGGACGAACCAAGTGGATCGTCCGAGACAGAGCGCCCCTGCACGACGGGAGAGATCACGTACTGATCGCCAGTGTCCATGCGGCAACGAGCCAAAGTCGGCGACGTCGGGCCGGTTACGGTCACGATGCGAAAGCGGATCCAAAAACCCTGAATGCCGTTGATCGTGGTGACGCGCCAGTTCGTCGATTCGGTCTGCGGCAAACCGAACGAAACATCATGCTCGCCCGCCGTCGCAAGACCATGCGTGTCGTCCAAAAAGTTCAACTCAGGCGACATCGCGAACTCGGACCATTCACAGCCGACCGTATAGTCGGTCGCGACGGTCGACGGCGAGCTCTGACCCAACAGACCTGTTACGCCAATATTCTGCGCACCGTTCCACGTCGACACCACTTCTTCGTACGCGCCTGTCTCGTTCAACGTGACGCGCACGCGCGCACCGCGCCTGTCGGATGCGCCCAGAAGCGAGTCGAGATCAAACGACAGCTGCCCGGCGCCGATATTCACAACCACTTCCGGCTGCACGTCAAACACGTCGCCGTCAAAGTACTCCCACGCTCCTGCGATATTGGTGAGCGCCGCGACCACGTTCAGTCTGAGCGCGTCCCACATTGCCGAGTCGTGTCCAAAATAGAGCGCATCGCCACTTGCCGGCGTCGACCACGGAGTGAAGTTCGACCCAGCGTTTGCTTCAGTCGTGTGATCCGTGATTACGCCGCCATCCTCTGAATGGACACTCGTGAAGCGATCGGTGCGCGTCACGGTCACGCCTTCGAGTGACTCGAAGTAGATTACGGGCACATCCGTGTCGCCGCGTGTCGCGCCTTGGGCAAGCGCCGGCACAACCTCGGTCGACGCGCTGAACGCACGCGCCAACTGATAGACGAGTTCGGAACTCGCTGGCGAAGCCGAGGCCAAGTCGTAGCCGATCAGCTGCAACATGTTGCGAACGGTCTCGACGAGCTGCGCAGTGGGCAACGTGTTTTCGTTGGCGACGACGTCGAGTAGCGTATTGTTCAGGTGCCCGACGAGCGCGAAGCTTCGAAGCAACTGGATGAACGGCTCAAAGTCGCTTTCGTCGGTCAGCTCCGGAACGTCGATGCGCTTGCGGACGAGCAACGCCTCCAAGATCTGTGCGTAGTAGAACGCAGAGAACTCGAACGACGGGACTTCGATCACTTTGGATGGCATGCCGGTCGCCTCTATGGGTTGGTCGTAGACGCGTTGAAGCTCTCGCGAAACATCTGCTCTTTGTCGCTTTCGACCGAGAGATACTTCAGCGTCAAAATCATCTCTTGCGTTTCACTGTCTTGTGTCCAGCGAATCGTGTTGCGACGAAGGATGTAGCGTTTCTGCGCCTCGAAGCGCCGAAACACGTCGTTGAGGCGGCGCATGATCGTCGCCTGCAGCACCTGATCGGACTGGCCAAAGATCATGTTCGCGCCGACGCCTACATTCTGCTGAAAGGCGTTTTCGTTTGCGTCGTCGCCCAGCGCCAAGCGAATGATCTTGTCGTCGTTTTCGTCGCCCGACGACAGCCGCGCGCCGCCGCCCTGGCTGACGCCCACGGGCATCGCAAGTCCGGTGGGCATCAGGACAGCCCTCCCGGGGGCGTGGTCGACGGGCCGCCCGTCAGTGAGATGGGCGCTGGGTTCAGGACCGGCACCGCGATAGAAGCCGCCGCGATCACGACTGTCCCGGGCGGGATGCTGACAGTAGCGAGCGCCGTCTTGACGTACGAGTCGATCGCATCGGACAGCTGCGTCGCTGCGTCGGCGGCAGACAATTGGTTGTCGTCACCGATTTTCTCGAACACATGCTGAATCGCTGTCTTCAGGCCTGCCTTGTCGAGTGCCATCGCCTCACCCTACCTTCGTGATCGAGCTCAAGGTGTTTGCGGGCATCGGCACGATCGGCACACCGCTCGGTCCTACTCCCGTCGGATGTGTATGCGTGTCGAAGTACTGCTTGAACAGATTGCCAAGGATCATGGCCTGCTCGCCGCCGTTCACTTCGATCGTGTCGGACGTCAGGACAATCTTGCCGGAGTCCGAATCCATCACGAGCGTCGCGCCAGCTTTGTTCTGCAGCGTCACCGTGCCCTTTGCGTCGAACGTCAAAAGCGCGCTGCCGTCCTTCCACGCCAAGGTCATCTCTTCCGCGCCCTCGGTGTCGTCGAACATGAACACGTGCCCGGCAGGTGTCGCAAAGCCCCGGCGCTTGCCGTAGTTCTTCTCGGTGAACTTGCTGTGAATCAGCGTTGGCTTGTCACCGTCCTCGTCGTCGGTGTAGTAGCGTGCACTGCGCCACTTCAGATCGAGATTGTCGATCGACATCTGGCCGGGCTGCTCGTCCTCGTCGGAGCCTTCCAGGCATTCGACCTCGACAAGCTCGCCGATGTCCGGAACGAAGAAGAAGCCCCAGTCGTGCACGGGCTCGACATCGACCGGGACCTCCACGTCTTCGTCGCCCATGATGCCCACGCACGCCACGCGGATCACGCCGCGCTTGTCGGGGTCCTGGTTGAAAGTAACTTTCGCGGGATAGGTTGCAGTCATCAATGCCATGGAAACGACCTATTCGAGCTCGGGCACGACCTTGCGCATCGTGCATTCGAGTTCGTACCCAGCGTTGTTCGAAAGCTTGTGGTTCACATTCGAAAAAAAGTACTCGCCATCCAGCCCCATGCCGATGCCTGAAATATTGTGGATCTGCCGCGCCATCACCGTTTCGATCCCGATGGTCGTGCCCGTCGAAAGAATGAAGTTTTCGCGATGACGCCTAAACCACTGGCGCGTCCACTGGATCAGTTCGGCTTCGCTGTGAAAGCGCCGATTCGCGATCGCCGTGAAGCTGTATTCGTCGATGAAGATTTTGACGCTCGACGCCGTCTTGTACTCTCCATCCAACACGTTGCCGTCAATGTCGTCCGGCACGACCGCGAGCGGATCGGGGGTGTCTTCGTTCTCTTCATGGAAGATGGCATCGAAAATTTTGCCAGTCTTTGGATCCTTGACACGCGCCTGCATCTTCGTGATCGCGTTGTGGATCGCCAGTTCGGGTTCGAACTCCAAGAGCGTTCCGAGATTGCCGTGATCGTATTTGAACGTGTAGACCTTCTCTTGCAGCTCTTTGCGCTCGACCTTGGCGGGATCTCTGAAGTGCAAAGTCCACTTGCCGGTCTCGTCGCCATCGACCCAGAAGAAAAAGCCCGTGATGTTCGATAGCCCTTTGACGAAGTCGTAGTCCGTCAGGCCGACTTTCTGGACAAACGTATGCTTCGCATCGTGCGTGTCGTCGACCTTCAACTCGAAGTTGTAGGCGAGGCCGCGCTGTCGAACCGCGTCCGCAAACGTCGCATTCTTGAACATGCGATCGAGCCGCGCCGCTTTCTTCTTGTGGCCGCCGCGACGAGGCCGGCGCCGCGACGTCTCGGGCTTCGCGTAGATCGGAGAGTTGGGCGTCTTCGGCCCTTGCGGCGCATTGTCCATCATGGCCGAGTCCTTGGTGTAGCCAATCACCTCGACCGTGGGGATGTCGTCGCGCGGAAAGTTCGGGCGCACCTTGCGAATGACCACGCGCCCTACGTGCTTGAGCGAAGTGCCGTAGCCCAGCGCCAGCGTCATTTCGTTGCCCGGCTGAAAGACGCGCACGTCGCGTAGCGACAGGTGGCTACCCACGCCGCCGCCGCCCGTGCTGCGACCGCCCAGTGGGCCGCGCGGCATCAGTCCCTTGGGCGGCACGTAGCGTGGATCGCGAAAGACAACCTTCATCATGTCGGCTAGGCCGTCCGACGATTCGTATTCGACCTTTTCGACAAGCTGACGGATCCCCATCGGCACTTCGACGCCGCCAACGCGAATGCTGAAGTTCGGTGCATTGAACGAGACGTCGTCTGGAAACGGACGGCTCAGTGTGGATATGTCGACCATAGCGAAACGCCTCCCGTTACAAGCCGCCCACTGCGCTGATGACGCTTCGACTCGAAGATCGCGTTGGCGAAAGCACGTGCGAGACGTAGTTGCCTGACCGCTTCTGAAAGAACTGCAGACGTAGCCGACGCTGTGGCGTGTCTTCCCTGCCAAACGCGCTTTTCAAGGGAATCGAAGTTTGCATCACTCGCTTGCTGCGCACGCCCTCGATGGACGGCAGCTTGACGACGTCGCCGGGCTCCAAGCTTTGCAGGATCGGATGCATCTTCCGGATCACATCGCCGATCATCGGATTGCCATACTCTTCGAACGCGAGCAGCTCGAAGTAGTCCCGGTCGCGCGCGCGTGCATAGCGTGTGTCTGTCTGTTCGGCGTCGTCCAAGCTGAACGGCGTGAACTCCATCAACGACAACGTGAAGGTGATGTCGCGCGCGCCACCAAAGAAGTTGGGTCGCGCGTAGCCGATCTTTGCGCCAGTGACGACGCAGTTCATCATCAGATGGCCGTCGCCGATCCAGAACTGCAAGATGGGCGGGCGCCGTAGGGACGGATCGATCTTCGTCCAAGAAACCAGCATTTCGAGCTTGGCCTCCGGCGAAGCGTCGAGCGCGTGGTTGCTGTAGAACCGCGCGTCGAAAGACACTTTCTCTGCCGCACCGTTCAGAAACTGCAGGATCGGGTTCTGCCGATTGAGCGAAGTGAACTGACCCCAGTTCACTTCGATGTCGCGCCCGACGTTTTCCGCTTCGAACTGGCCTTGCATCACTTGGCCAGAGTCGAGATTGAGCAGGTTCCAAACCTTGTAGTTCGGAATGAATTTCGTCGCGGCCGCGGCCGCGGCGGTGCTTGTCGTGAGCAGTGGACTTGCCATCAGGTACCTCGGGCGGGCACGGCGCCGTGTTCGGCAGCCGCCCGCTTTGCCCATGGAGTGGATTTGAAGCCAGCGCGCTCGCTGAGTTCCTGCTTGTGCTTGCCCGTCGCGCGCGCGATGGTCTTGCCGTCGACGCACACCTTGCTGTCAACGTTCAGTTCGTCTGGCATCGCGCCCGCTACTGCATCGCCCACGGCGTTGCCGATAGCGGCGGCATCGAGCGCCTTCTGATCAACCACCATGGTGTCTCGTTCATTGCTGTCGAGCACGATGTCTTCAGCCGCTGAACCGCCTGAGCCGCCCATGCCTCGCTCGCTGCGCCCGACGTCGATCTTGAACTCGTCCTGGCCGAAGTCCTGCATCTTCTTGCCCCAGTCGAAGCCGGCGAGCTCGGCGATGTAGCCCAAGCCGAACGACAGCTGTTTGATAAAGTTCACGATCGATTCCATCACGCTGAGTACAACGTTGCGAATCTTGAAAAAGATTCCCTCCACGATGCCGAACATCAGCGTGAATGCTCCGCCGATGATCGTCGCTGCGGCACCGGCGATGTTGCCGATGAAAGTGAACACGACCTTGAAGAAAGGGCCAAGCGCCTTGAGCGACTGAAAGATGCCGCCAAACGTATCCGTGAGATCGTTGGTGATGTCGCCCCAGATCTCTTTGAACTTGGTCCAGATGACTTCGAAGGCCGGATTGAACCACTCGAAACCGGAGAGGATCGGCTTGATGCCGTTCTCCATGAGCCAGTTGAATCCACCCACGATGTTGTCGACGATACGCGTGAAAGTGTCTTTCACCGTCTCGCCGTCCTTCTGAAGCATCAGAAAGCCGCCTACGACGAGCGCGATTGCGGCCAACACCGGCCAGGTGAAGACTGCTCCGATGACCGAGCCAAGTCCCGCGAACACCGGCCAAATCACGTTGGTGATGACATAGGCGATTGTTCCGAGCGCAACCAACACCGGCGCCACGGCGGCGGCCACGAAGAAGATGACCGTCGCGATCTTGGTGAAGGACTGAATCATTTCTTCAGATCCGCCACCTGTGAACTGGGCAATCAGATCCATCAGGCGTTGCCTGAGAAGGACGTAACCATGGATCACAATATCGATGCCTTGCCGAATCCCAAGCGCGATGGCGACCATGGTTGAGCCGTATTTTGTGGCCGTCTCTTGTGTAAGGCCCTGTTCTGAGTTGATTTCCTTCAAGAGCACCACCAGGCCGACGGCGTAGTCCTTGTACTGCTTGACCGAGTTCTTGAACGGCTCCAAGAACTGACCCATCGTCTCGATCGAAAACGCTGATACCGCCTTTGTGAGCAAGTCGAGCTGGCCATAGAAGTTGTCCAACCGCGTCTCGGCCATCTTCTTCGCTTCACCGTTCGCGTTTTCCAACTGACCCACCAATGAGTCGAGCTTGCCGGAGTCGAGGGCTGTTTCCATCGCCGTGAAGATCTTCTGGCCGCGGACGCCAAAAATCTCGGTGACGGTTCGGGCGCGCTCCATCACGTTCGGGATCTGCTTCACTTTCGTGTGGATCTGCCTGAAGACATCGACCATGTCCAATCCGCCCTTCGCGGTCTTGGTCATCTTGATGCCCATGTCTTCAAGCAATGCCGCGCCATCCGCCGAAGGCTTCGTCAACTTGATGAGCGCTTGCGTAAACGACGTGCCGCCAATTGCGCCGCGCAAACCGGCATCTGCTGCAACGCCTAACGAAGCAGCAAGCACCGGAAGTTCAATGCCGAGCGTCTTGGCTTCGCCAGCGGCATACTTCATCGACTCGCCCATGCCCACGATGCTCGTGTTCGTTTTGGCGCTCGTGACCGCCAACACGTCAGCGAAGTAACCCGCGTCGGTGGCCGGCTTCCCGAGCGCACGCAGTGAGTTCGACACGATATCCGTTGTCGTGGCGAGATCGATATTCTCCGCGGCAGCCGCATTCAGCACCGGCGTGAGCGCGGCAATGGTCTCCGTCTGATCGAAGCCAGCGCGCGCCAAGAACTCCATCGCCTGGCCCGTTTCGAATGCACTGAACTTGGTGCCTAGGCTCTGCTTTTTGGCCTCATCGGTCAGTTGCCCCAATTCTGCTTTTGTGGCTTGCGACACAGCGCCAACTGCTGACATTTGCTGTTCGAACTTCGCAGCTGTGTCGATGCCCGCGCCAAACGCTAGCGTAGCTGGCATCATGGCGACGCCAGCGCCGCGGGCAGCGCCACCCAGTTGAGCGAAGCCCGCGCCTACTCCTTTTGCGGCGTCGACGATGCCAGAAAATTGTCCCTTGAACTTGTCGGCTGCCGAGCCGGCCGACTTCATGCCGGACACGGCTTGGCGTTCGTCAAACATCAGCACGCCGCCTAGACCAACATTTTCAAGGGACATGTTTTCCTATCTCCGTCGTCGTGCGCGATGGGACTTCTGCGCCTTTTTTGCCTCGGACAGCTCGGCCTGCTTCTGTCTCGAAAGACGCTTGAGGTTCCAAGCGCGTTCCACAGTCTCCATCTCTTCGATGTCGCCGTACTTGACGCCGCCCTCTGAGTAGTAATAGAGGACGAACGCTTCTTCCCGAATCTCGTCGGCCGATGCTATCGGGAAGAAGCGCCGAAAAAATTTCGGTACTTCCAATCGATCGGAAGATTGAATGCATGCCCGCCGCGCTTGAACTTGGTGCACACTTCCGGCTGGCATGAGCCTTCGAGGCCCATCTTCGGACCGAGAAAGTTCTGGTTGATGCCCTCTTGCATCCCTTCGAAGTCAGGCTTCGACAGCTCATCGATCTCGACGAGTGAAAGCGCGACCGGCACGGTCTCGTCGTTCAAGCCGACGATCGCGCCTTGAAGTGCAAGCGCCTTGATCTCTGTCTCGTTCTGATTGTTCTTCGCGTGCTCCATCAGGCCCCACTTCGGATAGGCCATTTGAAGATGAGTCACGGGCTTGTGCCGGAGCTCGATGGGATCTTCGAGATTGTAACGCCAGATGATCGCGTCGATGTCTTCGACCGCGACGACGTCGATCGAGTTGAGATCGCCCGTATACGGGAAGCTGACCCCGCAGCCGATGCGCGGGCAGTCTACGTTCAGACTCAAGCGCGAGCCCATCGTGTGCATGCGCAAGAGGATGTAGATGTAGAACACGTCGGCCATGTACATCGTCGACAAGACGACCGTCTTGCGCGTGTCATCGAGCTCGTCCATGTTGTGCGGGCCGATGCGTGAGCACATGTTCGCGACCACCAGCGGCACGTGCTCAGTCATCGTGGCGTCTGGCGCGATCTTCCGCCCGAGCTCGCGATCGTCTTTGGTCTTCCACTTCTTGATCGCGATGTCTTTATGCAGGCGACCGTCGGAGTCTAGGATGCCGATCGGCATCCGCTGCCCCCACTCGCGCATCGTGGTGGAGATGCGCCGCGGAGTTTCGGACTTGTCGCTTCGCTCGATCAGTTGTCCGTCGGCTTCGACGGGCAGCTGAGCCAGAAATTTCGACACCCGACGTGGTTCTTTTCGCTCTTCTGTTGTTGCAGGCTCTGTCATCACACGGTCCCTTCAATCGGCCCAAAATACGAGCCTTGATAGGTCAACCAACACATGGGCGAGGCCGTCACGGCACGAACGTGAAGAAGCTTCTTGAGGCTTCGGCCCCGGCGCCTCGCCTACAGCGGCAAGACGTCGTCTGCGGAAAGAGTCCACTCGACCAGCGCGATCTCGCCTTCGTTCTTGGCTTCGAGGTCCGGGAGAGCGCGCTTCTTGGGGAAGACGCCCGCGAGTGAAAACGTGCGCGCCGTCTGCCCCGAAAGGCTTTCGTGCGTGAGCGTGACGGGTTTTTTGTACGCAGGATCGATCGGGTCTTGGGAATCGCGGTACCACTTTTCGAGCGCCGCTTGCTCGACAGTGTGGTGCAGCGGAACCTTGATCGTGAACTCTGTCGCCTTCCGAAAGCCACCGCTTGCAACGGTGCGATCGGGCAACTCGGTCGTTTCGAGCTCGTCTTCGATTCCCGACACTTCGAGCGCCGTGATGGACAGAAGTCCCACGACCTGAAGCGTGTATTTGTTGACCGGGATGTGGTCGGGTAAAATCTCGCCCTTCACTTTTGCCCTCCGTTTCGTTGGGGTTCGTTGTTGATCGGCATTGCGAGCCGACTACGCCTCGACCGTCACCGGCTTGAGTCTGACCGTGGCCGATAGGCCTGTGGCTGCCGTCCCGACCGCCGTGACCGACAGCTCGACCTTGTCGCCGGCTTCGACCTTCAGCCCGATGGCGAGGCCCTTGGCGGTGCCGTCGGCCTCTGCGTTGTCGATCGACAACGTGGCTTTCGACACGTTGTTGACGAGCACCGCGACCGTCGTGGTTCCGGCCGTGCCGGCGACGTCTGCTTTCATGTAGACGTTCGCCAGCAAGCTCGGCGAATCGCACAGCACGCAGCCCTTGATGCCGGTGGACGGCGTCGCTTGGCTATAACCGATCGTCTCGCCCGACGACGCAGCAAGCGCCTGCAAGACGTCCAACAATCTGTCTGCGCCGTTGGAGTCGTCCAGCCCCGCGCCCGCTTCGCCCAGTGTCCGCTTCAAAGTAGCTCTCGACATGATCCTTGTTTCCTTCCCGTTGGCGCCCGAGCGCCGTTTTGTTCCTTGGATGCCCGTGCTGCCGCGATCGTTACGCCACCGACTCGAAGATGCCCTGCTTGCCGATCTTGATGATGAAGCGCTCGACCGTGTCAGCGAGCTTCAAACTGACTTCTGCGTATTTGTCGGCTTGAGCGCGCGTGAGGTCGGTGTTGATCTCTTCGTCGACCTTGATGATCGCTGCGTCCGCAAACGTCTTGCCGCGCAACGCACGCTTGACGAACTCGGGCGTAAAGAACGTGATCAGTGCCGTCTTGGCGGGCGCGTCGCTCTGCGAGTCGTTGATCGCAAAGATGATGAAGTCGAACGACGTTTCGAGAACTTGCTCGTAATACGACATCTGCTCGCGCTGATGCTTGAAGCGCCACGTCGGATCGCGATGCAGCGTGCGATCTCCCCAGATCACGAAGTTGCCCTGCTTCTTCTTGATGACGGAGATGCCAGCCGGATTGAGCAGCTCTTCGTTGAGCCGCTGGTCGAGTGTCGGCAGCTTGAGCACGCGCGCCAGAATTGCGTCGATGCCTGCTTCTGCCTTGTGGTAGCCGTCGAAGTCCGCAGCGATGCGTGCTTCGCGACCGTGAATCATGCCCGTGAGCGGAATCAACTTGAGCCGGCCCTCGCGCGCGAACGACGGATCCGGATCCGGCACATAGCCGTAGGACGGCCACGACATCACGGCGTAGTCTGAGCGGCCCAGTGTGTCGTTGACGAGCCCGATAGCGCCTTGCTCGGTCGTGACGTTCGCCGGGCATTCATAACGGTACTGATGGTTCTTGGCCTCTCCGTATGCCATGCCGGCTTTTTGCACCGCAGTGGACGTAATGCCCGGAGTGGCGAACTTCACAAGTCCAAGGCCTTGGTCCGCGAGTCCGTTGAACGGGCTCAAGTCGACGTCCCATGCCTGCTGCTCGTAGCTCGCGTCGATGACATCCGCGTTGCCGTCGGCGCCACCGGTCATTTCGAGCGCCGCGACCACCATGAACTCATCGCTGACGGCGCCGCTCAGAGTGAGATCCGAGCCCGCGGCGACAGTGATTGTGTTGTAGTTGTTTGCGATGATGCGGTAGGCCTCGCGCTTCGCGTGGACCTTGTCGGGATACAGAAAACCACCGACCAAAGAATCTTTCAGGAACGGCTTGTAGTGAATCGTCAGCACGTCGCCAGCGGCCAGCGGTGAAGAACCGGCCGTGACTGTGAACGCGGGGATCCACTTGTTTTCGGTCACGTAGGAGCTGCCGAGCGTGACTAGCGCGCTAAACGCCCCGAAACGCTCCGACTCGAAATTGCCGTGCGTCGCGTTAGTCATCGTGATCGTGTACGTGTCGGCCAGCGTGCCTTCACTGCCCGCCAGCGTGAGCGTCGGGTTGCCGCCGCCTGGACTTGAGGCCTGAAAGTCCTTGATGGTGGCTGTCAGCACGCCGGCCGTAACCGAAGCGATCAGGCCGTAGTGATTCGCTGGTCGAACTGCAGCGGTGTGCGCGCCCGTCCAGAGGTCTTCGGCACGAACGTAGTAGTTCGAGTCGTCGTTATTGATCACGTTGACCCAGTAGCGAGCGTTCAACGGATCGGTGTGGAGGTTCGGCCATTTCCGTGCGAGCGAGCCATCGACATAGGCTTCGATCGCGAACTCGGAATCGGGCGAGTCTTCGCCATCGGTGATACGAAACGAAACCGCCTTGCCCGCGTTTTCGAGCGTGATGAAGAAACGCGTCGTCGAACCCGATGCAGCGACATACTGATCGTACATCGTCTGATCGCTCGCGACTGTGACGAGCCCCGTGTCTGAGTTCCCGATGATCGGAAAGCGAGCATTCGACACATCGCGAAGCTCGACGTAGCCCCCCTTGAGGCGATCCGTGGCGAAGTCCGTGTCCATCCCGCCCGGGAGCTGCAACGTCGTGTTCGAGAGATCGTCGCCTTCAGCGGTCGAATCCATCTCGCCGGAGATGTGGAGTGACTTTCCTCCCCAGCGGCCACCGTTCGCGGCTTTGAGAACGCCCATCGGCGTGAGCACGCCCGCTTTGCGCGCGAAGAGCGTTGCGCTTGCCTGAATCTCGTTGCCGTCGGTGACGCGCACGAGCGCCAGCCCGCCCGCGCCGTTGGCGCTACTGAAGAAGTCCAGTGCGCAGTCGGGCAAAAAACTGTCGGGAATCACGCCGCCCGTGCGCTTGAACAGCTCGGTCTTCGAGCCGATCAACATCAGCTTTCCGATGTCACCGCGTTCGAGAATGCCAGCGTAGCCCGCCCATCCGAGCGCGCCGGGCGCGATAGTCTTATCGCCCTCTTGTTCCTCGATCACCGTGCCAGCGCCACGGGTCGGGCCATATCGCTTTACCATTTCGTGAATCCTCCTTTAGGGGACTTCAATTGTCGGGCCGCCTGTGCCTGTCACTTTGAAGCGCTTTACCCCGGTGATCGGCCTGGCATCTTCGGGATAGAATACTGCGTTGCAGATTCGCGCCTGCACTCTGGCGCTGAAAGTCTCTTTCTGCATCGGCGTCGAGCGATCAACGAACATGCTGTCTGGCCAGATAGGATAGAACTCGTCTTGGCCGCGCACGCGAAGCAAATCTGTGTTCGCGAAGTAACGCGAGAGCTCTTCGCCAAAGACGTGCAAGTCGCGCGAACTGGGCGCAATGAGCAGTAACGGCACCTGGATGTCGCCCTGCAGGCCGTCTGTGAACATGAAGCCGTCCCCCGTCGCCTTGTTCATGACGTAGGGTCTTTCGCGGATTTGCCGCGTATTCATGACCTCGGTCTCGTCGACGATCACGACAGGGATTTTCGCGATCTCTGTATAATCTTGCGACTGCATCAGGACCACGTGCGGACGCCACGCGAAGCGAACTTCGAGCCGGTGCCCGGTCGGCTGGGCGGGGATCAAAAGTAGCTTTGTCGTCGCGTCGTAGGTCCAGCCAGTGACCGGCGCCATGTGCACGGGGTCGCTGGTATTATTGTAGAGCGCATCGACGCCGACGACGTCATACGGCGCCTGCAGCATCTTATTCAGGTCGATGGATGTTTGCCCTGTCGAGTCGATCGCTAGAATCGAAATCGGCCGCAGCTGTTCTTTCAGATCAGCGACAAACGATCGAATCACATAGTCTTCGAGCGCGACGAGATCCGTTTCGAACAGCAACCTGATCTCGGTCACATAGGGCGTGACTTTGGGGTTGGTCGTGCTGAGATTGACGACGACGCCCAGCGACTGCACCGGCCAACTCGCGATGTTGTCGGCGACCTCTTGCTCGGTATTCCAATTGTTTGGCGAGGCAGGGATCCAAGCTTGCGCACCCTGATTCCAGTAGCGTTCAGTCGTTCCGTCATTCAAGCGAAAGCGCACGTCGGTGACTTGCGCGCCGCGAAAGTCGCGATGCGTCTTCGAGAGCACCATGAAGCTCGCCCACTTGCGACATGCGCCCGGCGTTGTCACGCGCGTCTTCGCATAGAGGTCGAGCTCCGTCGGAAATAGACCACTCGCCACCGGAGCGAGTTCGAGGCGATTGCGCGTCGGGTCCAAGCGCACGCCAGCAAACGTCAGGTTTCGTCGCTGCGTTTCGTCGAACGAAAAACACTTCGGCCACTTTCGATATCGCGGCATAGCTTCACTCGTCCTTCAGGCCTTTGCCTGCGTTCTTGCGCGCGCGAAACGATGCTTCGAGCGCCGCTTTCCAGTTCTTACGGCACAGCGCGATGATTCCCGCGGTTCGAAACCCCGCCTTGATGAACCTTCGCGGAGGAATGACGATCTTCTTGGTGTCTGTCGCAAGCGGCTTCCAGTCACGCGGCATGCGCGCCCAAAGCTCCGCCGCACGACCCGTCAGTCTATTCGGATCGATCTCACCAATGCTGGCGCGCCACAGCATGAAGAACATACCGCGCATCGCGGGCGTCACAGAGATCACAACGCCTTCATGCAGCATCTCAACCAGGCGATGCGCCGGAGACGAGCGAAGCACGCCCACGAACACGGTGAAGTCGTCGACGACGTGCGACGTAACGGCTTGGAAGAGCCCGCCGTGGTCGACCAATGGCTTACTCGATCCTTTGATGGCGATCGTCAGCGGCGCATTGGCCTTGAGCTTTCCGGACTGGATGACTTTGCGAACGGCCGCTTCGATGATCTTGCCGTTCAGCGCAGTCGCCTTTCGAATGTTCTTGCGCGCGACCTCGTCAAAACCATGGGCGTCCAGCGCAGCGCGCCAGCGCTTCAAGCCCTTGATCTTGAATTGGGTCTTCGGCACCTCAGACCCCGGGCTTCTGCCGCTCCGGCTGACGGTCGCTGAAAAATACCTTCAGCATGGCCGGCCCCAACTGACTTGGGTAGTGGCCTTCGTAGCGCAGCTTCGTCACATAGACGTCGAGATCCACACGCGCGACGCCAGAGCCGTAACCGGCAATGCGATCGCCGCGCTTCACTTGCTTACTCTGTGCTCGCAGATCGCGCGTGAGCAGTAGAACGTAGCCAGTCGAATACTCGGCCGCGCCGTTGTCTTGCATGCGCAGCTCACGATCGGAGAGCCAGCGCCACTGTCCGGGCACCGTGAAGGCTGTCTCGTACCTCACGGTCTGCACGGGCTCGGCGTAACCATCGTCTTGGATGGTGGCCGAGGTGTTCACCGATTGAATGTCGGTCGGGAGGGGGTGCAATAGTCGAGGTTGAACCATAGCCTTAGATCCAAGTCGGATTGGCAGGCGTCGCCATGCCAGTCGGGGCCTTGTAGAGCCGGATGATCATCTCGACCTCCGGATCGTTGACGAGGCCGTTCAGGCCCGGCTTGCGCGGTACGATCTCGCCGCCGCTCAGCTGGTATTTGATCTGATGCCCGTCGGTCCATTCCTCCTTGACCATTCCGGTTGTGATCGCCGGAGGTGCGAGCCCCATCGGCGGATCGCCCACCAGAGGCAGCGATAGGTTCCGAATGACCAACTTGAGCAGCGCGCGCTTGATCATCGCAGGCGTTGAGCCATCAGACTCGACGTAGCCGAACACGCCTTTGACAAACTGATTTTGCCGACCCTTGTGAAAGCGACTTCGTTGCGTACGGTCGGACGCCGTGTAGATGTCGCGGTCGTACCCGAATGTGTCGACGAGCTTGATGCGAGGGTTTTTGCGATCGTCAGGCAAAAGACATCCCGCGTACACGCGATAGCGACCAGGATCGAGCGCCACCGTGTCGTTGTTCATCTTCAGTGTCTCGACCGAGATGATCGGAATCGGCAAATGCAGCGTGTCGCTGTCGGTGCCGTCGAGATAGAACTGGGTAGGAATAGGCCGAAACCACTGGCGCGTAGCGCGCTCTAGCACTTGCTGCCAAAGCAAAATCGAAGCGAAGATCGTGGCGTCATCCGGTGGGTCGACGTTCACGCCTGCCGCGCGCACGTCAGCGACGCTGATGTACGTTGCTCCGGCCCCGAGCGACGCCGACGACAGCACCTCGAACTCTTCGCTGAAAAACTGCTCAGGGCTCGCCGGCAAGTAGCGCGTGTACCACCGGATCTCCCACGTGCCGATCAGTGCGTTGGCCGGCACCGTGAACTTTGCGACGTAGTGGCCTGTCGCGAGCTGATCGCCCGTGGGGTACGCGTTGAGGTTCACGACCTGTCGACCCGATGACGGATACACCAAGGTCGGAACGCTTGGCGTCGACACCTTTTCGAAGATCTGAAATGACAACTCCGACACGTTGATCGGCCCAGAGCTATCCGCCATGAACACATCGAGCTTCGGGTTCGATGCGTCGCTCACTTCGTTTCTCGTCAATGCTGGCATGTTATGTCGCCTCCACCGAATCGCCGAACTCGATTGTCAGACTCGCGCCTGGATTCAACTGATCTGTCACCGTGATGTAGTCGCCAAGGTTCAAGACGAAGCCCACCGGGCCCGTCGAAAGATCCGGGCCGTGTGAAATCGTCAGTGGCCCCGCGGCCGCGACCGTGTACATCGCGATCGGTCCGATGTTCACGCCTCCGCTGATGCCATGTGGAGCGAACACGAGTTCGCCCGTAAATACACTGTCTTCCGATATGGATGCGTCACTGATGCTTCGCGACGTCGACACGGCGCGCGTCATGGCATCAGCAACCATGACTGCGTCGGCGCTCAGTGAGAAGATGTCGGTTTCGAGATGATCAGCGATCGCAACCGCGTCGCCGGCAGATCCGCCTAGCACGCGCTGAGCGACCAACGCGTCGACGGCTGCAGCGACGTCGTAGAGTAACTTCGCAGTCGCACTCGCTTTCTTGAGCGAGTCGATCGCGACTACAGCATCGAAGAGCTCGACGACGATCCCGTCTTGCCGGATCTCGATTGCGTCGTCCGTAGTCACGGCGTCGACAACGGCTCGCGCATAGGCAATAGCGCGTGCGACACGGTCAGATGTCACAACGGCGTCGCTAGTTGCGACTTCGGCACCGCGACTCGTGACGGCCGACACTTGATCGGCAAGGACTACGCCGTCACTCACCGTTCGAACAAAGATGCAATCGAAAACGACCGAATCGACAACGATAGCGACGTCGTCGAGGGCGACCCGCTTGAAGCCGTTCAGGGCGAACGCAATGGAATCGGCGACGGCAACCGTGTCCGAGCCCGCTCGCGCCGCGCTGTGCGCCCGCTCTAAGGCGTCCACCACGGCGGTGGCATCAGACGTCGTCCGCCACAAACTCCGGGCACTGGCGAGCGTGTCGGCCGCCACGATGGCGTCCGACGTTGTCAGGCTCTTGGCCCTGCTCTGACTGAGCGCCTCGCTCACCGTGACGGTGTCGACAAGGAGTCGGACCGTGCTCGTCGCCCTGGTCAAGGCGTCTGTGACGTCTACGGCGTCGGCAACGGCCAAGAGAAACGCGCCGGCAATGGATACTTGAGCGCCATCCGAGACCGTGACAGCGTCGCTGGCGGCCGCGCGGGACAAGCTGATGGCCCGCGCGACGACGTCGACAACTGAAGCCGCGTCGGAAATCGACGTCGATCGCGTCGTCGTAAGCCTGTCGGCGCTTGTGACCGCGTCTGTGGTCGAGCGCGCATAGCGCAGCGATATCGAAAGAAGATCTGCGATGCCGATGGCATCTGTATGGGCCAGCGACACGACCACTGACACTTGGTCAACGACGCTTGGCGCATCGGAAATGACGCGTCCGAAAGTTACTTTCGCCGCGAGCGCATCGGACAGAGTTACGCTATTTGCGATGACGACGGCGCGCTCGACAAGCACTCCATCGAGCGCCAGCAGCGTGTCATTCGGTTGGCGCCCATACAGTGCCGTGCGGGCCGTCAGATCGACGAGCGCCACGGTGTCGGCCGCTTGACGACTCAGCACGCGACCGACCGCCAGCGAGTCGGTCACCACGGCCGTATCGGAAGCCTGACGACTTCGCGTCAACGTGCGGGCTGCAGAATCTGTGACGACGGCAGTGTCCGAGAGAACTCGGCCAAATGTCGTTGTACGCGCCAGCGAGTCTGTCACGACGGTCGTGTCGGAAGCCAGACGACGGCCGTACGTCGTGGTGCGCGCCATGGAGTCGGACGCGGCCGTTGCGTCTGAAATCTGCCGACTCCGCGTCGGGGCGCTCGCGACGGACTCAGTAGCGACCACAGCGTCACTGACCACGCGACCGTGTGTCGCCGTGCGCGCCAGCGAGTCGGTCACCACGGCCGTATCGGAAGCCTGACGACTTCGCGTCAACGTGCGGGCTGCAGAATCTGTGACGACGGCAGTGTCCGTCGAAGCGCGCTGAAAGGTCGCTGTACGCGCGAGCGAATCCGTCACCACAGCCGTGTCGGAAACGGTCTTGATCTTCGTGGCTGTGCGCGCGACCGAATCAGTGACCGCGACTGTGTCTGACGCCTGACGACTTCGAGTGAGAGTGCGAGCCGCCGAGTCTGTTACCACAGCCGTGTCGGAAGCGGTCTTGATCTTCGTGGCTGTGCGCGCGACCGAGTCAGCGACAACCGCAGTATCGCTGATCACGCGACCATACGTTGTGGTGCGCGCCAGCGAGTCTGTCACCGCGGCCGTATCGGAAGCCTGACGACTTCGCGTCAACGTGCGCGAAGCGGAATCGGAGATCGTGACCGAATCATTCGCGACGGTGCGAAGAAACAAAAGTCCAATGGAATCGGTGACCGCAACTGTGTCACTCGCGGAAACAGTATAGACCTGACCGATGAATCCGAGCGTGAACAAGCCAATGATGTGTTGGCCCGCACTTGACGCCGACGTATTCGTGGCCCACACGACCGTATCGCGATCGGTCCAAGCGCCGATTCTATTCGGAGAATCCAAATTGCCGTTGAAAGCGCCTTGAAACGCCGAAGCCGTCTCTCGTCGCCGCTTACGCGTTAGTCCGGTCGCGCCATATGCAAAAGAACCCTGATTGCCGACTGAGTATTTGTAATTTGCGTGCCCTTCAGAAAAGCTCGCGGCGCTCGATCCGGCCGCCGTCGTAGACCGACACATGACCGAGTGCGAAAGCTTCTTTGTCGTCAACGACTGGCCCATGCCGATCGTCGGAAAGACCTGACTTACGCCCGGAGTGCCAGTTGACTCGCACCTCTGAAGCTCGACCTGCGCCGGAAAATAGGTTGCGTTGCCCCAGTTGAGAGCGAGATACCAAAAATAGTCGGTATTGCTACCGGTCCATGACCAACCGCTTGATGTCGCCTGAGCAAACTGCAGATCGTATTGAGCCGCACCCGCCTGACTTTGTGTGTAGAAACTCTGATCGCGAACGATCGCGCTGTTGCTGGCTTCGAGCGAGGCGGCCCACGCTGCACCCGTGTTAGGGTCGAGCCAGCCAACGCTCATTTGGGCCGCGGCGCCGCCACCGCGCGTCAAACTCGTGTCGCCGGTCGCATTGATGCCGACGATATGGGCCATGTCTGGCCGCCACGGCAAGGCACTCAACGGACTAGCAGATCCGTCTTTCGCGCCGCATACGGCTGCGAGATCCGAACCGCCAAATGCAATGTAGTGAAAGTCCCATCCGCTCGTATCGACAACCGACCAATTTAGTCTAAATCCGTCAGTTATTCGGCTGTAAACAGCAAGCAACGACGGAGACACAGCCGTGGAGAAAAACGCACCGACAATCTTTCCAATCTGAGAAAACCCGCCCGTGCCGCCTGAAACGCCACTCGTGGCCCACATAGCGCCACAGCGCTGAGAGGCTGTGCTCACGCCATCATCAGCGCCTATTCCGTGCATGTACTCAACGTCGGTCGGCACCACGCCGCTGACATTCGTCCGCATGCCGTAAATGATCAGTGCCTTGCAGTCGAACCCAAGCCCTGTGATATCTTGATTTCCGGTCGACGTCGGACTCGTCAACGAGCCCGTTGCGACCCGGATGTCTTTTGGCGTCGCGGTTTGCGGCGGCTGAAGCACGAACATGTGCTGCGTGAGAGACGCATTACCCGAGCCCGACATCAGCTGGCTCGCGGTGCCGGTGCTTGTGCCAGACGTCGCAAAATCTTGCGTCTGGGCATACAGACACATCGTGTTGCTGAGGTCTAACCGCTCAGTCCAACCTGTAGCCGGCGAGATGCCTGAGCGGTTCGCTCCGACCGCGCCGATAGCGAGCGCAAGGCAATCGGCGACCGGCGTAGTTTCGGCGAGCCACGTCCAAGTGTCGCTACTGGTGATTTGGACTGAACGGCGACAGATAGGCCGCGTCTGGTCAGCGCCACGAATGCAAAAAACGACGGCTGAATAGTCGGCGGCAGACAACGAGCTGAACGCAGGAGAATTGCTATCGCCAGCTTCACGAATTTTCCAAAAGACCGAAGCACTAAGGTCGTTCCATGAAGCACCAAGTCGATGCCAACCGGCCGGCGCGTTGACATGAGAGTCTCCGGTCGACCCTACGTTTGCTTTTGAGATGAACGCAATCAGCAGATCGCCATTGGCGGGTGCGCCACCGGCGTTGATCGTGGAAATCGTGACGGTGTGCGATGTCGCCGCCGTGCCACTCGCGTGTGCTTCGCCAACGTAAGTCGGAATGGCCATGGACCTACTCGCCTCCGCTCCGATGGCGTGAACGACCACGGCGCCAGCATTCGCGGCATGACGCCGCGACACTCTGCACTTGCACCGTGGTCGAGCCCAGACTCGTCATAGGGAGCCACCCGCCTTCAGGGTCCTGACGAGCCCCGAATCCAGAAGCGGATCGGGCGCCCGTCAGGCAGTAAACACGTTCCTACAGGTCGGATCGGAGCACACGCGTTCGGTCGTGGCACCGGAGATGCCTGACTTGTGCATCTTCGTCTCGCGTCCGCACTTCGCGCACGGGAAGTGCGGGCTCTCATCGTTGGGTCCGCTCCGTGGAACTTCTTCGGGTGCTGGCTGCACTTTACGACACGTGGCGGACGAGCATATGCGTTCAGACTCGTCGTGCCGCGGCGCCTCCCCGTACGGTCTCGATTCCGCACCGCATTCGGGGCATGGAAAAGAAGCTTCGACGGGCACGACTTCGATAGAAGCCGCGACCACGTCGGTCATGTGTTGGCGATCGTTCGCCATCAGGTGATCCGGACGTTGTACGTCAGCTTGAGTTTGTCCGCCGTGGTCTTATTGACCGCGGTGAACACTGCGCGCATCAGACACGAGCCACCGGGGCTCGTATTCTGATTGAGCACGACGACTTCCTTGATGTTGGTCGCCGACTTCGAGCCAGCGCCCGACGGATAGCTGATGACGAGCTGAAACGTACGCGTGCCCGCGAGCAGCGTCTTCAAATCGACCGTGTTGATCGTGCCGGTCACGGGCGTCAGCACGTTGGTCTGGGCGCTTGAAGCGGCGCCCGAGCTGGTGCCGATGCGCATCTGATCCCAGTCGTTCGCGTTCAGGCCGCACGCCTGACGCCACGTCTGTTTCTTGCCCGAGTTCACGACCAAGTTGTGCGTGCGCGTACGCTGAATCACTTTCGGGCCATCGACGCCGTCGCGAATGACTTCGACGTCGACGTAACCGCCAAACTTACGACCTTCGAGAATGTCTTGAACGTTCATACCGTCTAGTCCTCCGCGGCGCGCCCGCTGAGTGCGCCCTCTATGAGTGTAACGTTGGCCCTGGCTTCAGCGAAAGCTTCGGGCGGTGAGTCATCAGGCAACAGCTCGACCACGCGCCGACACCATGCCAGCGCTTCATCCAACATGCCGAGGTCGCCGCAAACCATCGCCAAGCGCTGCGCCGGCAAGTATGAATAGAACGCGAGATCGATCCACCAAACTGTGATCGGCGGATCTCCAATCCCCGACGCAGCGATCGTGTAGAAGCGTCGCGCCTTTTCGAGTTCTTTGCCGAGATACGCGATGTCGCCGAGCCACAAGAAGTGCTCGCTGCGACTCCAATCGTCCCCCGTACAAGCGTGCAAGACGGCAGAAGCTTCTTTCAGCCGACTCTGAATCATCAGCTCTTTGGCCACGATCAGCCGAGCCTGGTACCTCTGAACTCCGTTGTTTGAGACGACGAGAAACTCTTGGAGGCGATCGAGCGCGCGCGAGACGTCGATGTCGCGCCACTCCTGGCCGAGATAGAAAAGACTCGCCTCGGACTTGCGCGACAACCAGTCGTCCAGTAGCGCGCTTCTGTTCTGGGCCTTGCGTTGTTTGGCGCGGCTCGCGCCCCGCTCATGGTGGCGATCGTGAAGCGTCTTGACTTGGCCCAAGACCACGCAAAACGTGCCTTCCGGGAAGTCGAGCACGTTGTGAACCGGGCGCTTGAACCGGATGTCGGGCGCGTTTTGAAACAACCACGGAAACGCCCACTGCTGTCCGTTGCCTTGGCGGAGCACGAAGCCCACGCGCGCGGCCTTTGGCAACACGGTGTCGAGCGCGCGCAGCACGTCATCGCCCGCGACAAGCCGTTCATGACCCTCGGTCATGAAGATCCAATCGCCGGTGCATTGGTCGATGCATTGGTTGCGAGCCCACGAAAAGTGGATCCCGTTCTCGCCCATGAACTCTTTGCACGCGCCGTTGCAGATCGGGCACTCGACGATTCGGTGACCCGCGGGCGGGCCCATGGGATCGCGCAAGAAAAATACTTTGTCCGCATACTGCGCGGCCACTTCCCAGGTGTTGTCTGTCGTGCGTGGATCCACTCCGACGATGAGCTCATCGGCGATCCCGCGCAGCGAAGCGAGCGTCGGTTCGAGGTCGTGGCCTTCGTCGCGCACGGGCAGCGTTGCCGACAAGCGAAAGCCCTTGTGTGCAAGGGCTCCGCACACGCCGAGCAAATAGGGCCCGAGCACTTCGACGCGCACGTCGTCGCCGAAATGGTCCTGCAGCTCGTTCTTGAACGTCATCGCGGTGAACTTGACCGTGTGCTGCGGCTCTTCGTCCGGGCCCAATCGGTTGTTCGGTACGCTGATAATCGCGCCGTACGGCTTCACGAACGCCATGCCCGCGAAGAGTTCAGCGCGCGTAGCGGCGGAGAGATGCTCCACGCATTCGGTCGACACGAACAGCGAGACGCCTTCGAACGCCGCCAAGAGATCATCGACTTCCAAGTCGAGACGCTTCGCGTTGACGCCGCGCGCGATGGCCGATTGAAGCGCGACCTCGCTGTTGTCGATCACGACAACGCTCTCGACGTTGGCGAGCGCGGACAACTGCTCCGCCAGCACGCCAAGTCCGCCGCCGATGTCCGCGATTCGCAGCGCTTCTATCGCCTTGATGCTGCCGACGATTCTGCTCGCACGTGCGTACACGCGCGCGAGCGCTTGCGTGCGCCACGTCTCTTCGTCTTCCTTCTGCCACAGCGCGTCCCACAGGTCCGCCGCGTTGTGCCGGCGCGCTTGCTCTTCGATCTCGTTTCTCAGTTCACGCTCGACGTATTGGGCGATGGCTTCGGCCATGATCCCTCGCTTTCGTATGCAATTGGGTTTGGTTACAGAACGCCGTTCCAAAGTGACTTTGCGATCGATTGCCAGCCGGGCCGATCGTCGATCTCCTCGACGGTCTCGCTCGCCTCGTCGTCTTGTGCTGCTGCGGCCTTCGTGACCGCGGCACTGTCTTTCGGCTGATAGCCGACGACTTGTTCGACCTCGGTCAGGGCGCTGAACTCGAATGTCCCGTCTTTGTTGCGGGCGTACGCCGCGGCGTAATAGCGCGAGCGCGAATATTCGTCGCCGTTGGTGGTGCTATTGTTGTAGACGTAGATGCTCAAAATGATCGACTTGGAAAAGATCTCGACGGGGTAGCAGCTCGCGTCTTTGGCCCCGAGGTTCAGTTTCTGCTTCGCCCACTTCGTGGCTGCTTCGCCGATTTTCCGCGCGTACATCCCGACGCTTTCGCCGGTCGCCAGCGCGATGTCTTTCTGCACGGCCACAAGTTGCGTTTGCTTTGGCTTCTCTTCAGGCATTGCGATGAGCTCCGGTCTTCAGTGCGTTGAATGTTTGCTTGCCGACCTTTTCGATCGTCACGCGCGAAGCTGGCTGCGAGGCGTGAGCCATCAGCGTCAGACACACATCGTCGGCGAAAAGCGTTACGCGCTCTCCGCCTTTGATCTTTCCATTCGGCTCGACCGCTTCGACGTGCACAAACACGCGACGAGCCCTCTGGGGGCGAGACACGGAATACTGCACGCCAATGTCTCGCCCCGCTGTCTCGCCGCATTGCTGGCAACGGCCCCGCACGCTGTGACGCTCGACCAACGACACTCCGTTGATCGTCGCCTGAAAGTCCTCGCGCGCGAGACGTGTCAGCCACAACTGCGCCTGATCCGAATCCGTCAGATCGATGGGGTGTGTTTGGCCGTCAGCTGTATGGATTTTCAGCACAACACCCCATCGAAGTGACTATTCGGGCTCGTTCGTCGTCGTAGGCGCCCCGAACGGGCCCGGAGATTGCCCCGGCAACGGGGTCGTGGGCGGCGGTGCGGCCGGCGCCGGCTTGCGACCGGCCCTGGATGCAGCGGGCGGCTTGAGAGGCGCACCGGCCACGCTGAACACCACACCGCGCGCCTTCAAGTGCGCCGCCTCGTCGTCGCTCACGACACACGTGCGACCCGGCGCGACGTGGATCGCTCCTACTACGGTTCGTCCGCAGTCAGCGGGGAAGTCGTCGATCTGCTGCAGCTGCGCGCTGGGTGAAAAGATGATGGTCGGCATGCGAATCCCTTTCAGTCGTCGTCTTCTTCTTCGTCGTCCGAGTCGTCTTCGTCGGGGGCTTGGGCGCCCAAGATGAGATCGATGATCTCGCGCTTGCTCGCCTTCTTCGGCACGTCCTTCAGCTTGAGCGGCAACTCTTGATCGTCTTTGATCAAGAGCAGCAAGTCGTCGCGCGACATCTTCTTCAGATCCACGCGCTCGTACGTGCCCTTGACCTCTGCC